AGAAATGGATTGGGATAAATATGAAGAACTTGTAGAGCAGTATGCTCGATGGCTATGTGAACAAGATCACAAAGACCCAGACGACTATTATGAAGAGTTTGATCGTAGTGCTGCTGCTTGTCTGACACATTCAGAGGATTACGAGGGTTGGAGAGAAGACGTATTCCCTAAGACATATCTGTGGGAAGAATATAGACAACAGGCTCAACGAGCTGTATCTTATTTTGTAGGAGAACTTGAATAATGCAAAACAAAAGATTAGCAGATAAGCAAGGACTAACAGAAGAAACACGAACAGCTATTGATGAGATTCACGAACAGATTGATTTCCTTATTGGAAGATCATCTCTAGGAGTGTTCCATCAAGCTGTTTATGACAAGATTGAAGAACTGGAATTTCAGTTGCAATCCTTGTGGGGACTCTCTCAAGACGAAGCATTCCATATGCATAAACATCGTTATGCGTTTAAAGCACAGTGGTGTGGTACGCAGTGGGAATGCCTCACTACAGGAGAGAAGTTTGTTATTCCAGATACTGTAGAGGAACGAGACTTCTATTCATGGGGAGAGGCATTTGTTGACGTAGGCAGGTATGACTGCTACAGTCGTTTCAGTAATTGTAAGAAAGTGGAAGTTCCTGTTGTTAATGTAGGAGGAGATAAATGAAAAACATTCTTGATAAGATAGAACAAATGGAGAAGGACTTGAGCGATCTGAAACAGATGGTGAAAGGAGAATATGATAAGCTGTGGCCTATCAAACGTAATCCTTACACATATCCAGAGGAGATTCCTGTAGACATTACAGTAAAACCTTACGGTGGACGTATTGACGACATTCCCTGTGTGTGGGATACTATGCCTAAAGAGGATTGGAATAAACCAATGGGGATTTCTTGCCCTTGCCGTAAATGTCGTCCATTTTGTTAAAGGAGAATAAACATGCAAGCTAAAGTGACAGTGAAGTGGTTGCGAGATCATCTACCAAACGCTATAGATTACCACATGCAGAAGATGACGTATGGTGGTCATACAACAAAGGGTGGACTGTTCTCAAAACCATCATACAAACCATGTAATTCTACAGAAGACTACTGGATGATTATGACTCAGTATGAGCCTTGGAATACAATGTTTGGTGCTGCTAACATTATTCTCTACGGAGAAGATGATACAGAACTGCTTATCAATGGGAAGGCTTACGCACTAATGTTAATCGCTAACCAAGAGAGTAAGAAATGAACAAACATTTTAAATTTACACGCTGTCTTGGGGATGACTGGCCTTACGATTGTGCTGTTACAACATATATCCCTTCTGATCCAAATATGTTTGATGCTGATTATGAAGATGAATGCTATATCCTAAGTATTATGTCTGTCCTTGGAGAGAAGAATGTAACACGAGAGATGGAGATGGCTATATACACTCTATCCTCTGATCAGCTATTGAATATGTCAGAACGTCTAGATATTATTGTGGAGATTATTGAATGAAAACGCTCCTTCTAAGCTGCCTCCTATTGGCAGCGTGTGTTGAGACAAACTATCATCCACAGCAAACTGTAGTGGCTAGTAATTATTGGTATGATGCTAATAGAGCTGTAAAGCTGGAAGTATGCAATAAAGCTGTAGAAATTGTAGTGTCTCAGCTTCTTCCTGATGTTGACAAGGAGGAAGCTAGGGAGTATTATCATTGGAAGTGCATGATTACACAGAAATTGGTTATTTAGGAGGAAAAGTAATGAAACTGGCATTAGGTATTATTGTTTGGGTGTTTCTTGGGTTTATTGTAGCTATGGCTGGAGCTAGCGTTTTTCATTTTGCTATTCTCTTTGTTATGACGCAACCTTGGTGGTTGGTTGTATTGGAGACGCTAGTAGGTATGGTGATGGTGGGAGTGTATATGTGGAATAAGATCAAGAAGGAGGAAGATGAAAATGAGCAACTCTAAGTGGTTACGCACAAAACTATTCTTTATTACTCTTGTTGTGCTAGTAATGTGTATTTTTAAGCCAAAAGATGTAGAAGATATGTATAGATTGGCAGAAAAGGGTAAAGAAGAGGAAGATATTGACAGGAAGATTGCTGCTTTGCAGAGTCTTCAGAAGAAACGAAATACATTTGGCGATGGTCAGTATAATGTCAATCCTCTAGGTGGCGGCTCTGTACGCCCTGATATACCACCAAAGGCACCACCACCTAGGAATGTGCATGGAGGTGGGTTTTGAATATCGTTGATCAAATACATCAAATGGTTGTACATCATACAGAGTACAAGGGTTATACTCCAAAGGAATTACATATAGGGGTATTGAGTTACCACCTGTTGATAAGCTATGCTGACTTTTACTTGTTCGGGTGGAATACACCTAATACAACAAAGCCTGATGAGTTTATGGGAATGAAAATTATTGTTGATGGTAAAAAAGGTATGTATTTGGAGGTGGTATGAAAGAACGTAAATACGAAGGGATGTTGAATTCTCGTGGACTCTGGGGACAGAAGAGTTATTCAAATGTTGACATTCTTCGTTTCAAGAAGTATTGTAGACTCTATGAGAAGGCTGGTTGGAATGATCTTTGTCACTCTTGGGCTAAGCATCGTAGTCCGATGGGTGTTAAGTATTTTAGGAGTTTACTGAAAGATGAAGGATGTTCTACATGGTCACAACGACAAGAGAATGTAGGACGTTTTAAGAAACGATTTGAAATGTTCAGATGGAGGGATTAGAATGCCATATACAAGAAACACACGGATCAAACGCACTAAATACAAAAACAAATCGTTCTCTGATGCACAAGTGGAGTATCGTTATCCTTGTACGAATATTACTGAGTGGGTGAGCTTTAGTGACTCCTACCCTTCAATGTTAGTTCGGATGTACTGTGACAACGACCCCGTTCCTTGGAAAGCCTATCTCAAAATAGAACATGCTAGGGAACTTGGTGCATCGAAAGATGTTGATTTCGCAAAGAGAGTCATTGATGCTTACCATGCAATGCTGGATGAGGCAGAAGAAGTACCAGAGATTTACTACGAGAAATACCCGGAGGAGGAATGAAGTATCGTCCTCCTTCTGTAGATGATGTAATACGAGATACAGCCAATGCTGTTGTCAGGAATGAATGTATGACTCCTATCTGCTCTGTAGGAGTATTACTTGAATACATTGAAGATTTGGAGTATATTGTAGACCTGTTGGAGAAAGGAACAGGAACAAGACGTATTTTAGAAGAGAAATATGGAGGAAATGATGACTAGCATTTACATTGTTGTAGCTTATGGTGGTGAGTGGGAAGACAAGTGGGAACAGAATATCAAAGCATTTAGCTCTCTTGAGAAAGCAGAAGCCTTCTGTTCGCATAAAGAAGAGAACATCCCTGAATACAGTGAATACATTGAACGTCTTACATGTAAGATTGGGGATTTTGCTCATTTGGCTGCAAAGAAGGAACATAACATTCTTTGGGATGATACTTATTGGGATGAATATACAAGAGTGCATGATGCTTTGATTGCTAAGATGGATAAGAAGTATCCTCATCTAACAGCAGAACACGATGATTGTGATGTTTATTATCGAGTGGAGGAGGTGGAATATGAAGCATGACAAAGAAATAAGAGAGTGGTTGGAATCTTGCCCATCCCCGGTGATAGCTAGGGTGGTAGACACTACTGAGGATGTTCGTCACATAGGAATATCATCTTTTGTGTATGAAAGTGGTACGTTGGTTGTTATTCCAGTGAAGGTTGTTGGTAAACTGTTGAAGGAATTGTAAGATGAGTATATGGACTGAAATAGGTGGATCAATAACAGTTGACTTCGGTGAACACTTCTCTTTCAAGAAGAATGTAGACGGATATTGGGGACATTCGTATGAATACTGTTTGTCATCAGAACAACACAAAGAAGATAACAGAGTTAAACACACATTCTCCCTAAACATCCGATGTGATGGTTATGAATTTCCAGAGGAACATTTTGTCATGTGGTTAGATTCTATTCCCGGTGACATTAACATAACTGTTACAAAGCAGTATTCATTAAAATACTGAGGAGGTGGAGTATGAGCAATAACATCACAGCTAAAAGGCACATTCTCTATGTCTATGAAGATCGTATTACAGCACTAAGTGAATACCACAATCATAAAGAGCTTTACAAACAATCCCTATTTTCTGTTAATGATAAATTCAACAAATTATATCTAGACTACAACGGACAAATATCTTGCTTGCAATTCTCTTATGCTGCTACACTAGAGGAAGCAGGTATGCACTTTGGTGGGGGTAGGTATTCTTGGGTGTATTGCTCTGAGAATGTAAACAAAGAAGTGAGGATGTATTTGCTATCAAGAACACGAGGAGAGAACAGTGGACCATGATTATGTCAACCAGCGTGTAGAAGAATGTGTCTATGAAAAAGTAGTCCGTATTCTACAACGTAATGAACGTAAGCAAGAACGCTACGAACGCAAATACGATGGTAAAGAGGGGACATTGACGTTCCATGCTGGGTGGAATCTTGGGTATTGGGAAGGACGTGTATCTGCATTAGAGGAAGTATTAGATTTGCTAGAAGATAAAGGAATGAAACCAGAAGCGGATTTTGGTAAGATTATAGCTGATATGGGGAGAAACCTAAGATTGGAGGATAGCTAAATGAATTGGTTTAAGAGCTTGTTTAAGAACAGCAATAACGAACTACCAGCAGTTACACTGAAGGAAGAGGTAGACACCACCTCACCAAACATCTCAGAACCTGTCTATTCTTTTGTTGAAACTGTCAGGAAGCATCCGGGGAGGTTTGCTACACATTATGTAGAAGAGGATTTTGGGAAGGGGTATGGGGGTTATGTTGAGGGAATGATTAGTATATCAGCATATATCCTAGATAAGAAGACTAAAGAATACTTTGATGTTCATATAGGATATATGTCTAATCACGTAGATTCTTGGCTAACTACGGATGAGAAGCTCTACCTATTGGAGGAGATTCGTAAAGTATATCAAGAACGTAAAGCAAAGCTAGAAGCTATTAAACAACAACGTAAAGCAAGACAACATGAGCTAACACGTCAGAAGTATATCAAAATCTATTGTGAGGAGGGAGAGTGATCTATAAGAACTTATTCAAACTATGTGATACATACGGCTTTCCTCTGGAATGTGCCTATGATGAAGTAGTTAAACAAGGAATACAAGTAGATTGGTATCAATTCTGCCTAGATGCAAAGAAAGCAGGATGGAAACAGAAAACATGTAAAAATAAGATAAAATATTGTCTTATGGGGGATTTTAAGACAAAAGAATACATTAACGAAGTAATGAAACGTGTGGAGGTGGTGTATGAAAATTATCTATAATCAAAATCCATTAGCTTCTGTTGTGGAGCTTACAGAGATGGATAAGCTAGCTCTCCGTAAAGCACTGTTGGCAGAGGAGTTGCAGAATATCTTGTGGGACGTTTGTGATGGTGGAGTTACAGTGTCTTTTGACAATGCTATCTTAGCTGCGGAGAACGAGGTGGAACGTGCATACCCTTATTACGAAAGAGCTTTAACAGAAGAATGGCATTGTGGCGATTGCATTAAAATATGCTGTTCGTGTAGCAAATGCTATGCTGAATACTGCCTTGGCATTAGCACTCTAGAAAGGTTCAGAGAACCTTACAAGCTACAGAAAGCCTTTGGCAGAGATCGAACTACTCTGGACGAAGCTATTAAATATCTACAAGATAATCCAGTAAAAGCATCAGCGGAAGATCAACTTCCTTGGGTTGAATCTTGGCAGAAAGCACAAGACCAGACAATTGAGGATTTGATTAAGTATAAGGAGAAACATTTTAGTGAACTCACTTAAAGAGATAGAGGCTTCTAGAAAAGCCTACGAGGAGATTATGGCTCTTTCACATGAAGAGCTACAACAGCGGGTAAGGGAGGTGAATCCTGTTATCATGTTAATGTGGTTGGAAAGTATAAAAGAACTCAATACTGATGATGAGGGGTGGGAGGATTGAATGTGGAAGATATAGAATGGTTCTTATCTGGAGAAGAAGGTGTTCCTTACGAGGAATTCAAGGAAAGGCTTGATACCATTGACTATTACAAAGAAGCTGAATACGAAGAACAGATGAATAGACTAGAAGATATGCTATTAGGAGGAGATGTTGACTAAAGTATTAGTACATGATTGTTTGATGGGGACGGGCAAGAGTACAAGAATGATTGAGCAAATCAATAATAGCCCATCAGATCAGAGGTGGATTGTTGTTACTCCGTTCCTGAAAGAATGCCACAGATATGCTGGCACTATCGTTGACCCAGAATCAGAAGAAAGGCAACTACCAAAACGAGACAACAACGATGTTATATACACAGGAGAAGGATGCTCTGCATCTGGTAGACGTTTTGTTCACCCTGTTGCTGGACACCTCTCGAAAGTAGAACACATAGCAAAGCTGGTGCATGAAGGAAAAGATATTGTAACAACACATGCAGCACTAAAGCTGTTTACACCAGAGACAGTCAAAGACGTAAAAGATGCTGGATACAGGTTGGTGATTGATGAAGAACTAGAATGCATTAAACCACACCCTGTAAAAGCTCATAGACGTAAGATGCTCCTCTCATCTGGTGCTGTATACGAAGATGAGATAGGGCTATTACGATGGAATGAAGACTTCATAATAGACGACACAAAGGATGTAGACGGTACAGGGTATAGCTGGGATATGCAGATCAAAGCACTATGTGACAATGGTAGTCTGGTGCTGATTGCAGACGACAAAGGGAACAGAGACTTATTCATGTGGGAATACCCAATAGAGTTTCTAAAAGCCTTTGATCAAATTGACGTTCTAACCTATATGTTCAAGGGTAGTGTATTTGAGAAATATCTAGACTTCTACAACATACCACACGAAACAGAAATAGGTATTCAATTACCCTCAAACCCTTTTGATCTCATACATCTAGTGGACAATGATAAGATGAATCGCATAGGAGAAAGGGAACATATCTTCTCTGCATCAGATCAAAGAACCTACACTAAGGAGAGTGCTGTAGCAAAGACTGTAAGAGCTAATCTTGAAAACTTCTTTAAGAACTCTACCTACGGAAGATCATCTCCAGATGACAGACTCTGGACTTGCTTAGACCAAGCATTCCCTGTATTCAAAGGAGGTGGGTATACCAAGAGACATATTGCTCAAAACACAAAGGCTGTGAATGACTACCGTAACACCTTCCACCTAGCTTACGTCTATAACTCATTCTTACATCCAGAACCTTACAAATATCTAATAGATCGAGGAGAGCAGTATGCTCCAGATAAGGACAGATATGCACTAAGTGAGATGTTACAATGGATATACAGAAGTAGGATACGTTGTGATGAGGAGATAAACCTATACATACCTAGCAAGAGAATGCGTACTCTACTACTCCTATGGATGGAGGGTAAGGTAGTATAGTAAAATGGTTTAGAAGTTTTACCTATACCAAAAGTTCTAAAATTGCTTCTGGAAGGCTCTATTCCGGGGGTTGTAGAGGTGGTGCCCTAAAGGACAAAGGTATATGAAGGTATTATTATAATTGTATATTTACACACCCCCTCTCAGAAATGGGAGGGGTATTTTTGCCTGTTCAGAATATACACCTCAGAAAATATCCTACTAGGGCTGTCTTCTAAATCTTGAAAATACTGGATATAGAGTACCGGGGGTTAACTTGTCCCTCCCCACACCATCCTCACTCCTCTACTTCTCCCAAATATCAACATCACTTTATTCATTCGATGTTGTTTAGTTGTCCCACTAGTGCTGTTTAATTAACGTCGTATAATAATAAAGAGTATAGAATGGGATAATGTTAAGGTGATGTTAATAACTTGGAAGTTAATAATTACAGGTTAATAATGGGGTATTGTTAGAGAGTAATAACTAGAAAGTTATTTGTAGGTGTGCTTAACACTATGATGTTAGATGCAGGGTCTACTTGGTTAATAGACAACAACCTAACAGGCATATAACAGAGGCTATTACTACTCTCATATGAGGATATATACATACACTAGAACATGTATATATGTAGGCTTTATAAGGCTTTGGAGTGGATAGGGTAGTCTGATGGAGTATACCTAAGTATGTAGGATACAGGCTCTGTATGCCTCTGTATGACGACCTGTGCTGTATGGTATAGGGTAGGCTGGATGAATGCTAGAAGGGGCTTTATATGAGCTTATAGAGCGTATAAAGAGGATGTTGGGTGGATGGGGATAGACAGGCAAAGAAAAGCCCGCATTGAGCGGGCTGTTGTGTACTAGGGTATGGATTACGCTTTGATGAATTCGTATTGATCAGCATCATAGACGTATTCGATGCCGTCCATGTAGTAGCGTACAACCTTGACCTTGCGATTTTTGAGCAGTGTTGATGCCATCCGTTGACAGACCATCCAATGACCTCCAAGCGCATTCAGCTTTGGAGTGTGATAGGTGCGAGAATCAACGCATACGCCTTTGCTGTTGTAGCCTTTGACTTCAAAGGTGACGGGTGTGTGAGTCATGGTAAGCCTCCTAGGCTGCTGCGGTAGGGATGAATTTCCCTAGACCGTAGGCGAACTATAGATAGGCTATCCGCATCCGTCAAGCGTACCTGTAAAAATTATCCTCATATTCGTCTTTAATGTTGCTCCAAGCCTGTTCACCGATAGCACCACAGAGGAGCATCAGCCCAGCTGAAACAAAGCCAGTCACAGCAGCAAACCAGAGTACAGGAGTAGTGACAGAGCAGTATGCAAAGAAAGCGGCAATGCTAGTGATAACTGCAATCATCAGGCTTGCGATGAATGTCTGATAAATGGCTTCAGGCAGTGTATGGATGATGGCTGTTGTATTCATGCTTTTGTATTCCTATGTCGTGTTTAATTAGGGAGAACTATAGCCCTGCAAAGTGATTCATGCAAGGCTATATGAGGATGTTTTTACATTTCTTGCATCGCGGCCATGATACCTACCTTAGACCATTTAACACCATCAGGTGTGCAAGTGCTGCCGTATTCCTTTAATTCTTCAAGCATGGCGCTTGCCGCTTGTTTCTTGTTCTTGTATTGGTTTGCGTAGTGTGTTGCTGTCACATACAAGCCTTGATCATTATTGATCCAGAGCGCGCAATTCCACTGATTGTAATTTTTGTATCCGTTGTAGCCTTTGGTGGTAGTAGTCATTTTAGCGTCTCCGTGGTTTCTGTTGCGCAGCTTTTCTGCTGCTGTGTGGTCAGTATATATGGTTATTGGTGTGTGTCAATAGATTTTCACAAGAGGGGCCGAAGCCCCTTATGGGTTAATGGTTGTGTGTGATGGGGGCTGTTAAAAACTTGTATTCAAAGACCGGCAGTGTAGTGAAGGGGAGACCCTGTGCTACTGCTTTATTCATGGCTGATTGGTTCATTTTGTCGATGGTGCTTTTCATGTTGTGCTACTCCGTTTCGTTGTCTGATGGGGTCAGTATACAAGCTCAGAACAGCACGTCAAGCCGTTTGATGGATTATTTTTGATTTATTTTCATCTGCTCCAATCGAGCATAAACGGCTTGATTAAAAGGGTCTGCTGTATCCATGCTGTCATATTGTTCAAGCCATCGGATAGCCTCTGTCGGATCATTATTGCAAACCAGCAAAGCACTAGAGACAACATCATCAACAGAGCAGAATAGCGCCTCTTTTGAGGCGCTGAATATATAATCTTTGTCTGATCGCCTTTTGGTTTTCGCTGTTGATTCGCACATTGTGGGGCTTTCGCCCCACGCTGTCAAGCGATTATTTTAAATTAATCCTCTTTTATTTCTGAATACCTTTGCCTATTGAATGTAATTTTCTAATTCTATAGACAGATAGGTGCCTACTACATACCCACGTTTTAAACAATTTCCGAAATGTTCTGCCTCACTACGCAAACGGAACCGATGAGCACCTCCAGATGACATAGAACAAGCTATTTTCCCATCAACCAGAACAGACCATGAATCGCCGTTTTTAATTGGTGTAATCAGTGCAGCAGGTGAGCAGAATTGCCAATCTGACAGTGCCATAACTCATAACCTCTTTTCTGTTGGTGTTGGTGCCATTCTATGCTATGCAATAGAGGCTGTCAAGCCTCCTTTTTCTTTTCTTTTTCTAGCGCCTTGAATACTACATAACCAACATTGCACCAATATGCATCGACCAGATTCTCTTTTGCCTTTTCTGTTTTGCGCTGGATTCCGTACCCTTCAAAGGCTGACAGAATGTCATAATTCATGTAAGGATAGTCTGCAATGTTCGGCAATCCTTTGCAATACTCTGTAACAGCCTTTTGTGTGAATCCGTTATAGTTGCCGTATTCGGCCATATAAATGTCAAACAGGCTGTTTTGAGCGTATCCCATATGCTTAAGTTCTATCATATCAGCAATTTTAACGATTTCTTTTACAGCTTGTAGGATAGTAGTCATGTTAGTGTTTCCTTTGTTTATTCAGCTTGTAAACATTAAAGCATGGTGCTGATCAGTAGTCAAATGCTTTTAAGAATAAAATTTAACCATAACGTCCGGGGTTTGACAGTAGACAATCTCACCTTCTCGCAGCTTCTCTTTCACAGCATCCAAAAACACATAAACACTGCGACCAGTCATTGACAGCGATCTAAATTTGCGTTGACTAAGTGTCTTATGGTACATTGTCCAAATAAAACCATTTGAAGCATTATCCATAACAGCAAAATCCACTAGAACATCATAGACGCCGTGTGCATCTGTTTCACGATATACAAAATCTTCACCATCATAGTAAACATGAAAAACTTTTTTACCTTGTTCTGTTGTTGGTTTCATTTCTCTACACCTTCACTTGTTTAGCTTGCAAGCATTAAAACACGTTCACGGATTGCGTGTCAACAATTTATTTTAATCAATTTTACCCTTTGCAACAGCAGCATCAGGGACATCGTAGTCTGTCACTGTCTGACCTAAAAATTCATGCTCTGAAACATAGCGCAATTTTACCAGATCGCCTTTACTGTTATACGTGCGAAGCACATCAACCACTACGCAAGTTTTAGGATGTTTGCCACCTGTTTTGTACTTAGTACCAATCTCGAATCGCTGTTGAATAGTCATCTTTCTGCACTCCTGATCTTTGTTTGTTATAAACACTATAAGACAACATACTAAAACCCTCCAATTGTTTGTTTCTATCAACTAGAGGGCTTCGATATATTTTCTCTATGGATTATTCCTCATCCAACCATTCGATTTCACTATCGTCTTCACTTTCGATAGCGTCTTCTAATTCTGATTGAATCTCTGATTCGTAATCGCTCAGACCACAACGGAATGCCACAGGATCAATTGCTTCAAGTGCATTGCCAGCATCGTATTCCATGCCACAGATGTTTACAGGTTCGTACACATCATTCAGAAATTCCATATATTCGCTGTTGCTGATGTCTACTTGACCATTAACAACATTGAAGCCACGGAATGTCTTAACGTTTTTGATGTTCATTGCTTTATTTCCTTTTTGTTTGAAAGGCGACCTGTTCGCCTTTCTTGTGGTCATTCTAACAGCTTGAACTGTGCTGTCAACATCTTTTTGATTTATTTTTGATCTTTCTATTCGCTGCTATCTGTTTGAGAATAGACCAGAGAGCAGCCTGTAAAACATTCTCGACCATAAAATCAGCCATAATCAATACCTCATCGCTCAAAATACGAATTTTCACAAACGATTGCATAGGCTTTTTGAAACTCCGGTATCACGCCGGTTTTCTTGCTTGGTAAGCTGTCAACCAAATGATCAATTGATTCCAGTAGGTCAACAGCAAAGCCAGTTTGCTCTGATAGCAACTCGCACTGCTTTTCAAGATATTTAATTTCTTTTTGTTGTTCCTGCAAATTATCTAACAATTCATCAAGTTTTGCAGACAGGTTTTCAGGCAGCTCTATATAGTGGAAAAACTCCTCAACAGATAGGTTATTCTCTAGGGCTTTATTCATCTTTTTACGCCTTGTTTGTTTGCTGTACCTAGAATAATAGGGCAGCATTGCTGCCCTGTCAAGAATTATTTTTCAATGTCCCACAATCTTTTAAGTCGTGACACTTGCCCATTCAGCATAGAACAGTACCACTCACCGCCATCATGCTCAACAAAGAATTTAGAAACAAATCCTTTTTCTGTTTCTTTGTCCATACGTTCCAGAATCACACACTCACGGCGGATTGTGCGCCATTCTTGATTCAGACGGGCATTCTTTGCGTCTGTTGATTCTGTCAATTTGATTGCATGAGTCATGTTCTTATTCCCTGTTTCGTTGTTCACTGATAAGAAGTTTAATCGAAGCGCCTGATTCTGTCAAGCGCCTCTGTTAAAAATCTTATTTCAGGCTATCAAACCACTCTTTGTCATCTTCGTGCATATCCTCGTATTGTTCTTTCAGGTCGTCATAAAAGCCCTCCAAGCCTTCATAGGGACTGCTATAGAAAGATTCCAATTTGTCACCATTGATCATTGCCACTTGATGTTCAGAGTTTGTCAGGAAAACATAGCCGCTTGATTGGTTGAACATCGGCACGACTTCATCATTACAGAAGTCATCTGGTAATCCTTGTTCAATCATGGCAGTCAGCAGGTCACGAACCATTTCCAATTCACGGTTGCCAAAGTCAGCAAGGTTGGTAGTCATTTCATTTCATCCTTAGCGCCTTATGCGCTTTCCTGTTGTGTTGTGCCAATTATTGCACTAGGTTTCGATCTGGTCAAGCATTTATTTCAATGTTTATTTCTATCGTTCTTCTGTTGCTGATAGAGGATGACTATTTGTTAAAACCTTGCACAGTCAGCCATTCAGCATTGGCTTTTTCAATAACAGGTTTAATTTTATGGTCAGTTGTTAAAAGGTCACTGTCTCGCCAATCTTTGCCGTCGTACTCTTTGCAAAGTTTGTTTAGTTGCACGAACATTAAATTATATTCGTTTGAAGTCCATTTATAACCCGGATTCTGATAATCAAACAACAGCTTATATAAATCTCTACCAATGACCATCAAACGCTCATACCTGAACTGTGCGTTAATTTCTTTTACTTCTTGATCCCAAGTTTTATTATTCATAGTTTTATGCCTTCCATTCAGCGATGATAATACCATTCTCATCAATCAACTGTACCTTATAAAAGCCGCCATTCTCACCCATCTTATGAGCAAATGCGACAGATTCGATTTCCCGATACTCTGGCTTGCTGGTGCTGTGCTCTTGAGTCATTAAGGTGTACATTTTATGCTTTCCTATGTTTTTGCTTTCGATGGGATAATATTAGCTGCACCTTGCGTTGGTGTCTAATTGAAATTTTCTATCTCACTTATCAGGGCGATATGAAAAACTAATCGAGAAGTCTTCTAGCTTGACTGTCCGACCACTGTATAAAATTTCTAACATATTGGACAAACAGCCATCAAAACCTGTAGTCTCTAATGCAACTAGATATTTTTCTGGTGTGGTGTATCTTTCAATTGTTTTTATCATGCCGCCACCTTTATAATTATGGATATTTACAATAATCATTAGATATCCTCCTGCTTCTTAATACTGAATGTCACTTCTTTACCGGCTTGTGTATCTGTATAAATCATAACACCAGATACAAAATAAAAGCCTTGTTTCTCTGCTTTACTTGTTAGCATCCATTGCCCGCCATTTTCATTTGCATACTCCTGCATGAGGCGCTGCACTTCCTTTCGTGCTGCATTCCATGAGTATTTAATTACATTGTGGCCTTTTGTGCTGGTGATTAAAAAACGTTCACGCTTCATTCTTCTGTTTCCTCTTCGTTATTAGCTTTATCTGCGATAAAGCACACAATATAGCCTTTAATCCTCAATTGCAAGGCTAAATCAGAGGCTTTATAACTTGGAACATTAGTTATTGACCCCAAACCTTTCTCGCCTTTCTCTGTATGCGCAGTGAATAGGGCTGTCTTGGCGGTGATGTATCTGTATGTAATGTCTGGTTTGTTCATAATGTTTATTAAAGCATAAAGCCCCAAGGCTGTCAAGCGTCAGGGCTGATTTATTTTATGCAACACTCCACAGAATTTCCTTTCGTCCTGCCTGTCCCGGCTCTTTCTCTTTCTTCCCTACAGCCTTGACAATCCCATCATGCTCTGCAAGGTATTTAAGATTGTTCACAATGTATGCTTGATCGGCGTTAAACTTCTCTGCCAAGTCTTTAGACGTAAACACTACACCACGCAAAGAATCAATACTATCTTTAATTGCATTACGAATACGGATGCTTTCTTCACTGGTTTTACGTCCGGCTTTAGGCATTTCTTGTTTAGCTTGCTCAAGAATAGCCTGAGCGAAAGCCATAGTCTTTGCTTTGCTAATTTTGGATTGCTTTGCGAAGTCGTTTGCAAGCTGTTCAATGTTCATTCTTCAATCTCCCAGTAAAGATTTCCAATACAATCTTCAAGATAAGCACAAGGAGTACCATCTTTAAAAATCGCAGGGGAATGAGTCAACCCGTCATCTCCGAGGACATCGAAAACTGTATCCGAAATAGATGCAGAAGTAACCTCATAAGAGCGCCCCACGGTAAAGTATTGGGTCACTTCTTTGGAAAGAGTTCCAGTTCCACAAAGTTTAATTTTCATCTCTACATTCCTCAATAATTCGCTTTGTTAGCCTTTTCTCTAGGCTTGTGTAAAGCATAGTCTAGCCGTTTCGCTTAGTCAACAAGATTCTTTATTCAATGTTTCTATTAGAACTAATTTTCTAATTAACTGTCTTCCTTCCCATTCCACAACATTTTCTTACTCTTCCGAACATCGCGGAATTGTTTATGCTGCTTGCGCGATTGACGTTTAAAGGCTTCATATTCAAAATCGTTATATTGTTTCATTTGTTTATTCCTCTTAATTACTTGCATAAAATACATGATTACCAATCTGTTCTGTCATTCTAAAATGCTTTGCCCAGAAAGGCAAGACACTTTTTGCGTGGTAGTGATCGGCTTGTGTTACCCTGTCTATCACGCCATGCAACAGATTATAGGCCACAATATATCCAGTTGTCCAGTCTTTTTTGCTAGGTTGTTTCTGGACGTGCATATCTTCCATGAAGGAAAATTGCTTATATTGATTCACCACCTCCGTGATAGTATCAGGAAATCGACTGCTATCAACACGATTGAGGATGACAGAAGCAACAGCCCTTTGACCTTGTCTGCTCTCTCCTCTGCTCTCCCAGACAACAGCCTGTGCCAGCTTTGAGCACTCCGCACTTTGCTTGCACAATTGCTCTTTCTCTTCGTTTGTTCGCCTAATCAATACTGCATCTTCTGGAATGTACGGCATAAGAGGAACATCTTCAGCCTGTACGTTATAATGCTCTGCTCTGTAATCAGCAAGCCAATGACTATAAGCTAATGACCCAGCTACAACAACACAACAAACAATTTTAAACATGATGTCATTCTCTATTTGAAAAGACGTTTGACAAAGAAATACAGTTTTCTGTAAGCGTTGCTTTCATCCAATCCATAAAACACATCATGCCAGAAGCTATTCCCTTCTGCAACAGGTTGTTCTGTCCAATGTGAATGTTTCTTTTGCTGCATGTCTTGTGCCAATTGAGACATTGCACTTTCACGAATGCCAGCAGCTATGTTGCTATCTTCTTCGTCTGCGTCCCATCCTCTAGCCTTGCAAATCTTCTTCCATTGCTTGTCTAGTTTCTCTGTGATGATCTTGCGAGCATATAACCAATCTTCTAGCTCTAGTTGATGGTCATAATATTCCTCGTCTAGCTCCTCTAGCTGCTCTTGCAGGCGTTCATAAGCTGTTTCCATTGTACAGATACGCTCAAAAGCCGAACGCTTCTTAGCGGGCTTTTTAGGGGCGTCTGCGAAGGCTTTGATATTAGCTTTCCCATTCTTCCAAACATCAGGCTCTTGATCTGGTGTATCTGCTTTGCGCACATGCCAATAATCAGCCCCTGACAAATTACGGGCTTCTTGTGTCAAAGCATTTTTGTATTCCCTTCCGTTAGGACTAAGCCCGCCCCAGTCTTCCCACGTCCCTTGAATGTTTGTATCACCAATACCTGATCGACCTTTGCCATTCCACATAAACCACCTCACTAAATTATAGACAAAAGAAAAGGCGCTCAGCCTCTATATTTTCTATAGTAGCTTAAGCGCCTGTGGGGTGTCAAGGATTATTTCTCCTTCTTTTCAAAGTATTTAACATATTCAAAAGGACGACTATATTTCCACATCCCTTCATCAAAGATTACAGCAAATTGTTTTGGTTTCTCTAATGTAATCTGTTTCTTTAGCTTTGTCCAGCTATAAAATGATTCTGTTTGCATTTTATTTCTCCAAAATTATTTCGTATGTGTCTTGATCAACAATCAGAGGATACTCAAAATAACCATATTTGTCAAGCTGACCATAACCGGCTGTTGTACTCCCACAAATGCCTGCCGAATAACGAGGCTTTTCAATTCCAAGTACGTACAACGATTCTGCAAACTCCCTGTTCGCTTCAAACTGCTCGTCTGTCAAGTCTGCTTGGAAAAATTCTTTATTGTTCACAATATCTCTCCTGAATTAGATTTTGTAATACCTTACCAACCATAACTTCTTTTGTCAACACTACTCAAGAATTCTTCACAAGAAATGCGAAGAGAATTTAGAACATCCTCACAGTTACGCCCCTGCGCAATCTCAATAAATTCTTCAGGGTCTCCATCTTTGTTTTCATACCCCGTATCTGCATAACTTCTTCCATACTAATAACGATGTTGTTGGTGTTAAAGAACTTTTCATCTTCTTTGTTGACGTTAGTAATATCAACAACTTCTTGACGACCGTGTGGTGCTTTGTAAATTACTACTTTCATTTTGTCTCTCCTTTTATAACGCTCTGTAGCGTCGTATATGAAGCGCCAGTGTTAAAGTAATAGGGAGCATAGGGGTATGCCCTTATCGTTCAATATGCTGCACTGTAGCAAGCCAGAAAGGGATTGTCAAGTGGCATTCTGGTTTCTTTATTCACTATACAATCCCATATCCACAAGAGCCTTATGAATAGTGAATGAAATGTTTGTCCACTCATCTGCATTTGTTACATAATCCTCTTTAATTTGAACAGAAGCTGTATGTTCATCAAATCGCATAATTGTAGATACAATCTCTCCTACCTCATCAAACACTTCGATTTCATTGATAGAGGATGTATATCGACTTTCAGGTACTTGTTTGCTATGATTTGTAGTGCTTACAAGAATACAATCTTCTTTAGATACATAACATGCACCCTCCAAATCTTCGGTGTAAACTATGAAATTATCAGGTAAAATACCAGAAACTTCAAACTCTTCACCAATCCTGTCTACATACCAGTAAGAAGGTTTCATAGCCTTAACAATCTTAATTGTATCTCCCACTTGTACATTCTTATTCATACATCCTCCTCAACTAATATACAAGGTTTTTGTAGTAGAGTTCGATATATAATCCCAACCTGTATCCTCAAGAATAAAATTCTCTGGATAATCGTAACACTCTCCATATTCAGGATCATAGCCGCGATAAACTTCTACGACAGCATTTTCATCAAATTCTTTCAGCTTTTCAATCAGGTCTTTAACTAACATCTTAGCTTTCCTCCTCAATCTATTTAATAAGAGCATCCAATCCTGCTGTCTGTTCTTTATTCAACATTCCAGCACAAACAGAAGGAACCTCTTTATACTTCCCATCATCAATATCACGAAGCATCCTATAGACACGTTCTTTTAAGTCTAGTGTATCAATTATGATTTTCATTATTTACCCCTCAGTGTACAAGGCAGTGAAAATTACCAGCATCCCAAATCTTAACATATTCCCCATCACAAACGCTCGGGACATTTTCTTTCAACCACTCTCGAATCATATCCCAATCTACAACAACGCTTGTAGCCTCAAGGAACATGATACATTTACCGTTGACTGTATGCAGCAGTGGAGCAATAGCAACAGGTCGTCCTTCTAAGTGACCCACTGTAATCAGGGGTCCATGATTTTCGCTATACCAGTGATAACCATTTTCTTCGTGCCACTGTTTCCAAAGACAAAAGGCTTCAAATCTAGTCGCCTCTACAACACCTTCAACATTAGCATACATCTCTAGATAAGACTTGTTCATATATTCCTCCTCAACCAATAATATATTTCTTGTCGCTACCCAAGGCTTTCATATACCGTTTATGTAGATTCTCAGCATCAGCATTTCTAGAAACAGAACACTCAACACCATTGAACTTAAAGCATACCAAAGCCACATCCCATTGCTGGCACTTCTGTTTAGCTTCTTCTACAGCTTCAGTGAAGTCTGTCCCAGCTAGGAACTCTACATTGAGAGTGATGTTACTCATATTCTATTCTCCTTATCTCTTATTACTATATTATATATCCATTGCTCTTTGGTGAATTTACAGACACAAGAAACCCAGCCCACTCATATCACCTCTACAGATGACCTAAGAGCGAACTAATGGTTCTGGTGTCTGCTTTGCTCTTCGGAGCCATCTACAGCTAGCCTACGCTAGAGGATTGATCCTGTCAACCCCACACGCTGAATCCTGTTGCAATCCATTCAGCTTGAGCATTTCCCCTATTGCAAAGGGTAGACACGGTGTTATGCTCTCACAACCCCACACCTTGACCACGTGTCTTCTTTCTTGTCTTTAAACTTGACTCGGTTGGTGAATCTGTTAAGATGACCATTCTCTTTCAAGTCGAGTAGCTGCCAATGTCCTTGCGGTTAGAGGCGTACATAAATATGCTGCTACGGGATACATTATACATGATAAATTCAATCTGTCAACCCTTTTGACTAAAAGAAAAGAGAATATTTTTACAAAGAGGGCTTGACACCTACAGAATATCGTGTAGAATGTGTCTCACAGGCTACTAAAACAGCCTAAACACATGAAGTTGTAGCACAAGGGCATCTAAAGGAGGATTGTTTAATGAAAACAGAAGTATACGTTGTTACAATGCGTCGTTGGGGTGATGATGGGACACACAACTATGTGCAAGGTGTGTTCACTAAGAAAGCTCAAGCTGAGAAGGCTGGAGAAGCAGAGCAGCAGTTTCGAGGTGGTAAGTATGAACCAAAGATCACTGTACACATCCTCGATGAACATGATAAGGATTCTATGGACTATTTCAAGAAGTTTTGTGAGGAGGATACATAATGAGCACGATTAAAACGAAATACAATTTGAAGCAGGTGGTATATAATGCATACTGCACCCACGATCGGTATTATATTGAGTGCGAGGACTGTGGTGGTACAGGTTATTGGCAAATTGCAGGTAAAGATAAGGAAGTGGGTTGTCATACGTGTAATAAGGAAGGTTCATGGGTGAATAACCCCGGTAAGATTGCTAAATTCAAGCATTTTCCGAAGGTACGGCAACTTACAATTGGACAGGTGCGGGCTACTATTGGTTATGATGCTGGTGTGGTCTATATGTGTAAAGAGTCTGGTACCGGTTCTGGTACACTGTGGCCTGAGAATCAGCTCATGGAAGAAGAACAAAAAGCAATTGCGTGTGCGAACGAGTTAGCCGATCTATTGAATTCTGGTGTTGTTATGGGGTATGATGTTATGAAAGACTTCTACAAGAAATGGGAGGATTGACAAATGAATCACTTAGCACTAGCATACCAACTACGAGGATTTGCTTGCATAGCAAGGATTGAAGGGATGAAAGTCGAGAATGATGTACGATTCTCACAAGGACTAACTCCAGCCTACACAGAAGATGATTTCTTTTGCGAAGCTGAACAACTGGAACAATTGTCCTCTCTGATTGCAAATGATGGGTGGCAACAACAATAAGAACGGAGTGATGCCATCCAAAAGCCTTCTCTGGCTTTCTACAGCGTCCTATATTGAACGATCTATATAGAGGCTATGCGATGGTACAGGGGAAGGGCTAAAAGCTCATACAGAGCACTACAGAGCATTATAGAGGAGAATATGAATGAAAGCCGGAACTAAAGTGAAAGTGATTGAACGTCATGCAGGACACGATTTTGATATTGGTGAAATTGTAACTCGTGTGTACCTTGAGTATGATGGTGTTGACGGGTGTGGGGTGGGCTTTAAATCTGATATCAATGGTGAGTGGTATATGGATGGAGATGAGTATGTTGTACTAGAATCAAAAACTTTCGCCCTAGATGCTCTGAAAGAGTGCATCACAAACCTTGAGGCTTTGTCTGGAGCAGAAGAGCTTGCTTCAGAAGCATCTGCACTGTATGATAAAATCCTCCTAGACTTTGTGGAAGAAAACAAACAATGAACCGCTCACAACGAGAAACACTAGATATCATCCTTACTACTCCACAGCACGATTGCCTAGAGGATGGACATTCTTGGTATATCTACGGATATGATGAGGATGGAGATGCATACACAAAATGCAGATATTGCAAGAAAGAAAGTATTGACATTTCTGAAGAATGTGATAGTATGGGGTATGGGTTGGATGATATTGGATGCAGCAACATAGAAATTGAGGAGGATTGATATGACTTGGATTAAAAATGTAGATGATGCGTATGCCGCTCTTGGTGGGCAGATTGAGGTACTGAAGAAGAAAGCTGACGAGGCTTTTCCTAAACCAATGGAAGTGGAGACACTACCTAAAGCTGCTAGTAGCAAGTTTACCAGCAGTTACAATTGGAAGATTGATGGCCGCTTATGGGCTAGTACACGAGAACCAAACACCGTTGAAGAGGTACAGCACCTTTTGAAACAAGCTAATGAGCTTTATGCAAAAGACCTTGAAAACATGAAAGTCGTACATGAAGCTAATCTAGGAGCAATTGAGAACAACCTAAAGATTCACGAGAAGGTGACTCTCTTGATGCGTGATACTCTTGGTATCCCTTCTAGTTACACTACTTCGGAGTACAAAACAAGCCGTAGTAAGAATAAAACAACAATTAAGCATACTGCTGGCTATTTTGGCGATCTGACCCGAAATATTAAGACTTCAGATAGCTATGATTATACTATCTCTCAAATGAAGTCCTATCCCTCGACGTTTTCAAGGATTGCTGACCAGTTTATTGCCAACATCAATAAAGAAAAGGCTGAAAAAGAGAAGGAAGAAAAAGCAAAGAAATCTGTTCAAGCTCTAGCTCGTATGCAAGTGAAATATGGGCTTGATGAGGATAGCAATTGGACTGATGTTCTTGAAGCACTGGACAGCAAATGTAAATACTTTGCTCTAGCTCGTGCTCTGGAAGACCAGCGTGGAGATTGGTCAGAGGGTTTTGATCGTGTTCAATATGCTGTGGATAGTTTTGTAGTAGAAACACCAGAGGACCAAGAAATCTTTGATTCTTTGCACGAACTTGCGTATGATGAAGACCTTTGTGATGGACGCACGTTTAGAGACTGCGAGTGGAATTACTCAGTTCTTTACGGTAAAGCAGATACTGAAGTGTTGAAAGATTATAATGCACTTCAAGAATATTATAGTAAATGGTGAGGAGGATTAAATGAAAACTAAAACTCCATTGAGCATGTGGGAATACATGGTGGATAAATACGGATTTGAATATGCTCTTGAAGAATATTATCCAGAAGTGTTAGATGATCCACGTATTCATCAAGCCCTTATGAATTGTAAGATCAATGAGCAATTTATTATGAATGAAATGCAGAGGTTGGTTGATTTGGAGGATATTTAGTTGGGCTATTTTAAGAAAGAAAGAGGAGAAAAGATGTCTGAAAGTTATGTTCCAAAAGAAACTGTTGCTGATGTACAGCAATACAAATGTCTAGCACTACCAGAGCGCGGGCTTACTCAAGCAGATGCTGAGTTTTATGGCATCCGGTCTGCTGTAAACCAAAAAGACGGTAAAACTGTAGAGGCAACTTATTTTCCATACTATAACAAAGCTGGGGAGCTTACTGGCTTTAAGAAACGTGATTGGACTGTCACAAAAGATCACGATTTTCACTTTACTACTGTTGGCACTGTAAAGGTCAATGCGCAGATGTTTGGTCAGATGCAGACGCCAAAGGGCGGTCGTAAGCTGATTATTGTAGAGGGTGAGGAAGAAGTACCAGCAACTCGCCGTGCTATTCTTGACAGCCTAAAAGGAACTAAATACGAAGGTAAGATTGAACCAAGTGTAGTTTCTATTTCTATGGGGACAGCTAATGCAGCAGAGTGCGTAGCACATAACCTAGACTTCGTACAGTCTTTTAATGATATTGTACTGGCCTTTGATAGCGACCAAGCGACAGCAAAAGAGCTGAAGAAGGGTATTCTAAAAGGCAAGGAGGCTAAAGAAGAAGTTGCCGGTCTGCTTCTTTCTGATAATATATACACCATCACACACCCACACGGTATGAAGGACTCTCGTGACTGCCTGCTGAATGGGCACTCTTCAGAACTCGGCAAGATTCTTGCTTTTGGTTTGGAGAAGTACAGCCCAGAAAAGATTATCTGTGGTGATGATGTAGATTTAGATAGTCTACTTGAGCCACTTCGTGAAGGGCATTACATTGACCGCTACCCCAAGCTCATGGAAAAACTACACGGCATTCGTACAGGCAACGAACTTATCACCTACACCGCTTTTAGTGGTGTTGGTAAGTCTACGCTAAACCGTGAGATTGCTTGGGAGCTTGTAGCTGCTGGTTACAAAGTTGGCTTTATCTTTCTAGAAGAGCCTACAAAAAAGACACAACAATCCTTGGTTGCACTTGAGCTTGGCGTCAGACTCCCTGATTTCCGAAAGAATCCTCTGGCAGTGGCAACAAGAGAGCAAGCACTAGAAGCAAAAAATAAGGTTATCTCAAATGGGCGTACTTATTTTCTGGATCACTTTGGTTCAATGAAAGTTGACAAGCTAATGCAACAGATTAAATACCTGCATTTCATTTGTGGGTGTGAACATATCTTTATTGACCATATCTCTATGGTTGTTGCTGGACTTGAAAGTAACAACGAACGTAAAGATATTGATATGCTCTACGAAGAGCTTGCAGCATTTATGACAAACAATAACGTCACTGTCCATGCTGTTTGTCACCTCAAGCGCGTGGAAGATAACGCACCAAAGGTAAAAGAGGGTGAAGAACCTAAAGCTTACTGGCGTCAAGTGAAGAAGGAATTTTTAAGAGGCAGCAGCGGGATCGAACAGATGAGTAGTTGTATCATTGCACTAGAGAATGAGGTTCTTCCTGATGAAACTCGTGGCCGAGTTCGGACAAAGGTTCTTAAAGATCGTGAGTGGGGGGAACTTGGCGTCTGTGACACTATGTTGCAATTAGAAGATGGTCGGCTTCACGTTGTCCCAGAAGATGATGGGTGGGTTTATAAGCCACCATTTATTTAGCTTAGGAGCTAGCTTGTGACTAAAAACAAAATTGTACACGTAAAACTATATGAAGATTTGCTTAAGGATGGTGAGTGGCAAATACGAACTCACCGAACAACTGAAGAGGGTTTGTATGAGCGTTGTGTGACACTCTCTGGCCAACGGTGGGAAAGCCTGCTTAAAAGGTGCTCAAGCAGTGGTTCAGAACAAATAAAACACCCTAGGTATGAAGGGGTTACAAACAAGTTTCGAGACTTCCAAGACTTTGTGAACTGGAGTAGGATGGAAGTAGGTTACGAACAAAGAGAGTTAGTTGGCGGAAAATCTTGGGCATGGAGTTTAGACAAAGATATTCTTGGTGGAGACTCTAAAGTATACTCACCTGATACATGTATTTTTGTACCAATTAACATAAACACTTTCTTGACAGCTAGAAATACTCTACGAGGGGAGTACCCAATTGGTGTGTCTTGGAAAGACAAAAATCAAAAATTTCAGGCAAGAGTGCGTGGAAACGGCACGAGTCTCTACCTTGGTTTGTATGAGACAGCAGAGGAAGCGCACAGAGCTTGGCAAGTAGGAAAAGTCTCTGTTGGACGTGAGCTTGCAAAAAGCTTTGAGGACTGTCACCCTAAACTGTATGAAGGGTTGAACAGATGGTTGGACAAGATTCAGGAAGATCACGCGAGTTATAGAGAAACAAAACTTTAGTCTAAGGAGTAAAAAGTGAAACAGATTTACAACTGGGAGCAAGCCACTGTTGCAGACCTTGAGGCTGATGGACTTTTGGATACAGTGACGAAGATTCATGTAGTGTCATTGCAAATGCAAGACAAGCCTATCCTTTCACTCGGCACAGAAGAGAATTGCAAACGAATCAAAGCTTGCTTTCAATATCACATTGAAAATAACATTCCTATGGTGATCCACAATGGAATTTCTTATGACATTCCTATGGTGGAGCAGGTCTTGGGCATTGACCTCAGCGAGCTTATGGTTATTGACAGCCTCGCCCTCAGTTGGTATCTCAACACAACGAGACAACGACACGGCCTTGCTTCTTTTCATGAGGATTATGGGATTGAAAAGCCACTAATTGACGACTGGGAGGGTTTGACTTTTGAAGAGTACAAGCATCGTTGCCAAGAGGACGTTAAAATCAATAAAGCTTTGTGGGAAGACCTGAAGGCTCGTTTGATTGAAATGTACACACTTGCTCAGGCTGAGATTGATAGCGGCAGTGTCGGCGGTAAAAGGATGAGCGAGGACGAGGGGATTTATCTAGATCAGTTTGTAGGCAGTTCCGTATCTGACGCCATTAATAGTTTGCTAACATTCTTGATGTTCAAGATGGATTGTGCCCGCCTGCAAGAAAAAACAGGATGGGAAGTTGATGTCGAGCTTTTGGAGAAGTCTATTGCTGAACTTACTACAGAAGGCGAGGCAGCTAAGGCAGAACTAGAGTCTGTGATGCCTCTAGTCCCAAAATACGCAGACCGCAAGAAGCCGGCAAAACCGTACTTGAAAAGTGGGGAACTGTCGGCTTCTGGTAGAGCTTGGGAAGAGATTAAAACACACGTCCATAACAAGTCAAAAGACGAGCATGGAAACCCAATTGTAAAGCCGTCAACAAAAGATGGCGTAGTTAAATTTTTGGTGGGTTATGAGCAACCTAACGGAAACAGCCCAGATCAAATTAAAGCTTTTCTGTACTCAAAAAATTGGGTTCCACAGACCTTCAAATATGAAAAAGATGAAGAGGCATTTAATGCATGGATTGCAAGGAAACCTGCTGAAGGCTCTCCACGTTGGGAGTGGACAGCATGGAAAGACTCTAGACCAGAAGAAAGAGCCATTCCACAAATCACTGTTGCAGGTGAAGAAGGAAAGGAACTGTGCCCTAGCCTAGAGGAGCTTGCTGAAGAAGTACCAGAGATTCGGGTGTATTCTAAGTATTGCGTTCTCAAGCATAGGCTTGGCGTACTTAAAGGCTTTAAGGAAAATCTAAAAGATGGAAAGCTACAAGCTCGTATTAACGGGTTTACCAACACTTTAAGAGTACAGCACTCTGAAATTGTGAATCTGCCCGGTGTTGACAAGGCTTATGGTGATATTGTTCGCGGTGTTTTAATTGCTGGAGAGGGTAAAATTAGTGTTGGATCAGACCTTAGCAGCTTGGAAGACAGAACTAAACACCACTTCATGCTGCCTCATGACCCTGAATATGTTGCCACAATGCAAGAAGATGACTTTGACCCCCACATTCTCATGGCACTTACAGCTAAAATGATTACTCAAAAGGAGTACGAGGATTTTAAACAAGGAATTAAGTCGGCCAACGCCAAGGCTGCACGCAAGAAAGGCAAGACGACAAACTATGCTTCCGTGTACAATGCCGGTGCAGCTAAGATTGCTCAAGCTGCTGGAGTTTCGTTGGCTGAAGGTAAAACCCTTCACGAAGCTTACTGGAAGCTTAATTGGGCTGTAAAGGCTATTGCAGAAGAGCAGGTTGTGATCAAGGATAGTCGTGGCGGTAAGTGGCTGGTAAACCCCATTAACGGGTTCTGCTACTCACTTCGCAAGGAATCTGATAGGTTCTCAACTCTTGCCCAAGGTACAGGCAGCTTCTTTTTTGATATGTGGGTTGACAACATCTTAACAAGTATGGAGAATAGATATGGTAGAAAGACTTTAACTGGAAGTTTTCATGACGAAAATATCTTAGTAATCAAGGACTTACCTAAATTTCGTGATGAGATTTCTGAGATTATTCTTGATTCAATTGAGAAGGTTAATGTAACCTACAAGCTAAGACGTAAGCTTGGCTGTGAAACACAATTTGGACAGCGTTACAGCGAGATTCACTAATCATGAAAATACTTGAAATAATCTGCTAATATTCCTTGACATACCCCAGAAATGTGATAGAATATTAGTACATCAAATGAAAAAGGAGACGGGATAGACTACGCTAGTCCCTGTCGTTCAAACGCCACTATGGCTTTATTAAAAGAGGAGATGTGAAATGCACTTGCAAGAGTTGTGTAAAGCTGATGGGGAGATGAGTGAAGATTTCATCTCGATTTCTAAGAACCAGAATTATATTGTTCAGTGTTCAACCCCGTTCGGTTGGATTACTCTTGAAAACCCAGAATACCGTAATTCTGTAAATTACCGTGTAATACTTGAGGAGGAAATTAAATGAAACACTACTTTTATAAACTTGTAAGCAATGACCTTGTTGTAGACGAACAATTCACACGGAAGGATGCACGGGAGGCTAAACAACGTCTCAAAAGTCGCTACCCTGATGTACAGATTGTTCAACAGAAAACTATTGAATGTGTGATTCGTTAAGGAGGGAATGTGGAAAATAAAACTACTGTAAGTTTCCCAATTCTGGGAATTCTTGGTCTGATCTTTGTAACACTGAAACTTGGTGGTTGGGGTGTTGTAGCAACATGGAGTTGGATTTGGGTACTGAGTCCTTTCTGGATTCCGTTTGCTTTCGTACTAGGGTTGCTGGGTGTATTTGGTATTCTTTTCGTTATCGGTAAAATGCTTAAATAAAAGGAGAAACAGATTGAACGCTAAAAAATGTAAAGAACTTCGTAAGGCTGCTCTTGTCCTAGCTGTACAAGACAATCTTCCTTATGTAGACTACGAGTTTAAGACATATCAGAAACAATGGATGGATTTGACAGGACGAGCTTTTAGTTATGTTGTGTACACAGCAAAGCTGAAGGATAGCCAAAGGAAGATTTATCAAGATATGAAAACAGAATTCAAGCAAAGTGCTTGATGTAAACGGAGGGACAATTGCTCCCTCCAATCTAAATGTGAAATAGGAGATTTAAAATATGAGTTTTGATTCATACGGTGCAGCACAAAATGGTGGTAACACTTCAACTAAGTCTGTCAATTTCGATGAGCTAAATGCTTATGTGGTCGAGACAGCAGAGCTTGAACAACGTGAAACTCTGGTTGGTTATGTGTCTATGATTGTAGACCTTGGTACACAAGAACAACCAGATGCTGAAGTGGTGTTCAATGGGACAGAGGAAGATGAGCGTAAAGCTGTAGCTGAAATGCCTGATACATACTTTAAGGATGGTATTGATCCTGTAAGTAAGAACAAGGTACGTTACAAATGCTGGCCGCAGAAACCAGTGCAGTGTGTTGCTGTAGCTGTAGACTTCCCCGAAATTATCGTAGACAAAGGCAGCTTCTTTGGTGAGAGTAAACCTCTTCCTCTACGTCTGTGGCTTGGGGGTCAGTTCTACATTGAGAATGTTGGCATGGTGGTCGGTCGTCCTACGCCTCTCAAAGTGAACAAGAAACTTGGTGATTGGAGCCTTGATCAAAAGAATCTGTTTCACAAGATGGCTGTAGCAGCGAAGATCATTAAACCAAATGAAGTATTTGTTCCTCAACGAATTGACGAACTGCTCGGTAAAGCATTCCAGTTTGAGGCTCAAGTGTTCTTCAAGGAGAGCAAGGGTAAGAAGTATTATACTGAATATGTTAAGTTTGTAAGTGGTCTTGGTCGTGGTCAGACAGCACCAGAGCATATCACTACACCAATGCTGATTCAGTTTAACAAGGAAAACCCAGAGGATGCTGTTAAAGAGCTTCGTGCTCATGTAGTCAACACAATCAAGAAGGCTAGCAACTACGAGGGTAGTGTTATTCAGAAGCAGATTGAATCCCTACGTGGTGGTAGCTCTTCCAGTGAAGCTCCAAAGGAAGAAGTTAAGGCGTCTAAGCCTGTTAAAGCTAAGAAGGCTGAAAAAGCTCCAAACGAGGGCTATAATGCTGAAGTAAATACTGAGCATGATCCTGATCTAGACGACTGCCCATTTTAAGGTCTAATCAGCAATAAACTGCGGGTTATTGGGAAATATTCTTGATAACCCGACTTTTAAATCCAAATAAGGAGAGATTATGAAAGTAAACAAACTAGCAAAAGAGATTCTTGGTGAAGACTCTTATAAGATTTTTGAAAAGGCTGTAGGTGCAGATGGAGGTATTACTGGTAAAACAACAGCTAATGTTCTAGAGTGCATCACACTAGCCCTTAGAAACCCTAATCAACCCGTTGATTTCATGCCTGAAAATGCAAATAGTATCTGTGTTCTTGAAAACACTATTGAGAAACTCGGTCTTCGTTTTATGAAAATAAGTCGAATATCAAATGCGCTGACTTACGAATTGTTTGAAGAAGATTATGATGAAGTTACAAAGGAATCAGTTAAACAATGGCTCATGTTTGGTCTGTGGAATGCTACCAAATCAAACAATGCACAGATGATTGATGTATACTCAAAAGCACTCCAACGTCTAGAAGCAACTAACGATAAATAAGGAGAACTAAATGTCTGAACAACAAATGAAACAAGAACTATTCAAGAAAGCCTACGGCTATGAAACAGAGATTATTGATGCACAAGAGTTTCTGAAAGAACTGAAAGCCGAATACACATACGATGCTGATACAAATACTGATGGTCTGTCTAAAGATGTTGTAGCTAAAACACTAAAAGCTGCTAAGGCTTATGCTAAACAGAATGATCTGAAGGAGAAGGCTGAAGAGCTAATGGAACTAGATACTCTAATTGAGGAGTTGAGCTGATGGCTGATATCAAAACGCTGTTGAAACAATATGAAGAAGTGAATGCAGAACTTAATGACCAGATTGTTGCAAACGGAGAGGCTTTTATTGAATCTCTTTTTCAAGAAGTGTTTGACAAGCATCCGGGTTTGAATGTTGTTGGTATTGTAGGGTGGACAATGGGTTTCAATGATGGTGAGCCTTGTTACCACCAACAATGCACCTACACAGGAGAAATGCATACTTCTAGTTGGCGGGATCATTCATATCCAGATTTTGAGGACGAATCTGGTAACTTCGAGGAAGATTTTGAGTGGGATGAAGAAGAACGTACTCACCTAAACATTGAGTGCCTTACTCTCTCGGAAGCGAAAGCCGATATTGATAAGTATGAGGAAATTATTGAACGTGTCTTTCATACAGACTTCCGCATTGTAGTGACACGAAATGAAGACGGGAAAGTTAAAGTAGACGTTGATGATTATGACTGCGGATACTAACCTCTATCTAAACAAAGATAGTCTTTCATTGGATTTGTTTGAATACCGGGACGAAGCCTTTGCTTCGCTCCCTGTTCAAGAGTTTAAATATAAACGCTGGGATTGGGCTTTTGATAAAGGTGTTCACAAATCTGTTCAGCCACTTTTAGAAAAGATGTTGGATATGATGAGCCTTATTGATGACAAAGGGATGCGTTGGTTAGTCGATTATAAAGTGAGGGACTTGAAGGTAGGTGACTGTGGTTGCATATTAGAAGGATGGCATCTGGATGTTGTCTCAAACCCTAACCATAAAAGTAATCCAGATCATCACTTAATCTACTCTACGGAGTTTGGTACAGATTTTGTAGCACAACCAATTGAATACACTGCGACAACAAATCATTTCAATTCATGCTTGTCTGACCTAGACGCTGAAAGTCTTCCGTATGTTACAGCAAAGCCAAGCCATATATCTGCTTATAACAGATTCCAGCTTCATCGTGGACCTATTGTAACTAGAGATTGTCGGAGGATGTTATTGAGATTGACAGCAACGGAGGTAGTTAGGTGACTAACAAAATATTAGTTATTGATGCTGATACTTTATTATATAGTTCAGCAGCCCAACAGCAACTTAACAAATGCCTAGCTACAAACAATGAGTACGGAAGTCAGCGTTTGTTTGAATCTAAGACAGCATTTAATGAGTGGGCTAAAGAGAACAATCGAGACAAAGTAGGCTATTCGTTTGAAACAATATCAGAACTTAAACCAGACGCAGAACCACGATTTGCTTTTCAAGCAATCAAACAGAAAGTGGAGAAGATTGTAGATGCCTCTGGGTGTGGGGATTATGTTCTCTGTATTGAAGGGGAAGGGAACTTCCGTAAAGACTACACATCCAAGTTTGTAAACTATAAAGGGGGTAGGAGTGAAAAACCAATCCTGTTTGAAGATTGCAGGGAGTATTTCCTAAAGAAGTACAAAGATAAAGTGATTCTCTCAGAAGGACGGGAGACTGACGATACTTGCAACATCATGGCTTGGGAGAGCTACAACAAAGGGGTTAGTTCTAGGGATAAAGAGAAGTGTAATGTTGTTCTGGCTTATTGTGATAAAGATTTAGCTGCCAACAGTCGAGGATGGATGCTGAACTACAACAAGCTAGAGGACGGAATCTTCTGGAACGATGGATTTAAACAATCTTACAACTTTGCCACGCAGTTGTTAGTAGGTGACAATGCTGATGCCATTCCCGGTATTGAACAACTAGCCAAGAGTACAAGGGAGCAATTTAACATTAAAGTTAGTGGAGTTGGCCCTGCTACAGCTAAGAAGATTCTTGCTGATTGTAAGACAGAAGCTGATCTAGCCTCTAGAGTATATGAATGCTACTCTGCAATGTACGGTGAGGATGATGGTTGGGAAGAACGGCTAGATGATAACGGTTTCTTTCTGTATTTGTTGAGGCATGAAAAGGATGAGTGGGACTTAAATAGATATCTAGGAGTAAACATATGACAGGAATCTGGGATGGTGCTCAAACCTTTGACCTTAAAAAGCCGAAAGACGTTGACTTGGAATCTAGTAAGAAGAAAACTCTAGATGCTTTAGCTAAGTGGAAAGCAGCAGACGAAGAACTTACCCGTATCTGTGAAGAACTTGGCCTAGATAAACCAACATTGATTATGATGGGGTAGTATGAAAGAGCCTTGGGAAATTCCAAACTCACCTTGGAAGGATGAGAAAGCCTATCTTAATTGGCTAAGAGGTTCAATCAGACGTATCTGGTCACGTCATCCAGTTAAGATTGCCTATAAGCAGAGTAGGCGTTATAAAGCCCCTGTTGGTAAGAACGGGAAGGACGTGTGGGTTAGTGATTGTGAAGTTTGTGGTAAGCAATCTAGAGACTGTCAAGTAGATCATCTACACGGTGGTTATGGCTTTACAGACTGGGAGTCTTTCACTGAATGGGCTAGAATGATCTTGTGGGTCGGTTTTGATGATGTTCAGGAGGTGTGTGTGGAATGTCACGAAGTTATCAATCTCAGCCAACGAAAGGGACTCACATTCCAAGAAGCCTATGTAGAAAAGACAGCTATTGCTATTTGCAAACAAAAGCTGGACAAACAGTGGCTATTGGATCATAATATAACTCCTGCTTCAACTGCTGCAAAGCGACGTGAGCAGATTGTGAATAAGCTGAGGGAGGAACACAATGAACGCCTATGAATGGGATTGTATTCAGAAACAATTTCAACAATTCTCTGATCGTTTAGACAAAGCGGAACAAGAACTGTTGCTTATTAAACAACAGCTTAATAATCCGGTTATTGTTGTGGTAGATGGGGTGGAGGGTTTGTTGGAAGAAGGTAGTTTTGATGATGCTGGTACAATGCAGAAATGGAGGGAATAATGGAAAACTATTGGCTTTATTATTGGTGCAGTAAATACATTGAAGGGGTGGTGTTCTGGCACCTCTGGTCTTTCTCTACAGGAATTCTTTAATGACAGATAATATTGTAGACTTTGCTTCAAAACAGAAGCAGAGACAACAGATGACAGATTTAGAGCAATGCGAGGAGTTTCTTGAATTGCTAGGTATCTGTGAAAACACATATCATCTAATGCCTGATTCAGACCGAACAGAAGTGTTTTGGGCTGTTTGTGGATTTAGTAAAGTGGTTATTACAGCATTGATTGAGAATATGAAAGAGGAGGAGAAGGGTGAGTAAGAAGATTTTAGTAATTGGTGACACACAGTGTAAACCGGGGATTAGTTTGGACTATATGACTTGGATTGGGAAGTACATTGTTGACAAGCGGCCAGATATTGTTGTACACATCGGAGATAACTACGATTTCGAGTCCCTTAGCACTTACGACAGAGGTAAACTGTCTTTTGAAGGTCGTCGTCTCAAAGCTGATATTGAAGCTGGAAATCAAGGACTAAAGAATCTAGTAAAACCTCTTTGGGAGCTTCAGCGCCAACAGCGCCGATTCAAAAAGAAAGTATACTCTCCACGGATGGTTTTTTGCACAGGTAATCATGAAAATCGCTTTGATCGTGTTTCAAGTGAGATGCCAGAGTTTGAAGGTTTTGTTGGGATGGATACACTGAACCTTGAACAATACGGCTGGGAAGTACATCCTTTCTTGCAACCTGTAGAGATTGATGGTATCTTCTTTGTGCATTACCTAGCTAACCCTATGAGCGGAAAGCCGTATGCTGGTACTGCAATGAATGTGTTGAAAACCGTAGGTCGTAGTTTTGTTGTGGGTCATCGTCAGGTGTTGGATATTGCAATCCGACCAACTATTGATGGTAAACATCAGCTTGGTATTGTGAATGGCGCTTGCTATGAACACCTTGAAGACTATAAAGGTTTTACGGGTAATAACCATTTTCGAGGTGTTGTAATGTTGCATGAAGTTGAAGATGGTTTTGCATTACCAATGCCAGTCTCATTAAACTACTTGAAGGAGAGGTATGGACGCAATGAACTCTGATGCTGTTTGGGAAGTTTGTGAGAAGGGTGGTATTACCTACACTAGAGATGAATGTTTACTTAGGACTATTGTTTAGTTATGGAAATCAGCCAACTTTATGTCTACGATGAGTCCAGCCCTTCTTGCCTTAGGTGGGCTGTAGACATTTATTCAGGACGATGGAAGAATTTTAAGAACGTGAGCGTAGGGGATGTTGCCGGCAGCATTAACAGCAGTGGTTACTACCAAGTACGCAAAGAAGGGAGGTTGATCCTAGTTCACAGAATAATTTGGGAGTTGCATTTTGGACCAATCGAACAGGGGATGTTCATTGATCATATAGATGGTGACAAGACTAATAACAAACTTAGCAATCTAAGAGTTGTTGATAGAAAGGGGAATGCAAGGAACTGTACTCCCAGACGAGACAACACGTCCGGTAAAGTTGGTGTGAATCTTTGTGTTAATACTCAGAGAAGTGGGAATAAGTCTTACCTCTGGAGGGCTGTGTGGTCTGACCTTGATGGTAAACTTAGGAGTAAATCCTTCAATGTAAGGAAGTATGGTTATGAAAATGCTTACAATCTTGCAGTTGAGTATAGACAGAAGATGATTGATGAATTAAACTCACTAGGTGCAGGATACACAGAGAGACATCATGGATGAGCAATACTTTGAGTACATAGTAAAGGAGGAATAAATGAAGACTAAACTAAAGGTTGGGGATGTTGTCCTAATTAAACAAGGTGGTTATGGTTTTAAATGGGACGATGTTGGTAAGTATGTTGAAGTTGTGGAGCATGGCGAGTATCGCGATGTGCTTAGGGATGTGAATACAGCAGGTGTTCGTATTATCCCTTACGATACACAACTGGAAACAGAAAAACCCGGAATAAACAATGTTGTAGGACTAGAATCCTTTGGGGTTTGTCCTGTTGTTAAACTCAATACGCTTGAAGATGACAACACAGAACAATGGGATAATCGTACACTTGGAGCAGATGAGGAATATGTAGCTGTTTCTCCTCCAGAGATGGAGGAAGAAGTAGAACGTGTTATTCAAGACTATGGTAAACATTATCGTTATTCTTTCCGTCTTAATCTTTCTGAAGAAGATATTGCTAACGGTTTTGTGATGGTGAAGGTTGACCCCTACCGTGTATCCACTGTCTATAATCTTGGAGGATGGCAGGAACATCTGGTCAAGAAGACTCTACGAGGGACAGGAAAAGGTCATACAGAAATTGAGCTAATTGAAGAGCTGCAATGTACTATTGACAGAGCACGAGAGATGTATTACGAAAGTTTGGAGAAAGATGATGCCTAAGAAATTGATTGGAGTTGATTGCGACCTGACAGTTTGTCCTAGTGATGTGGGGTGGTGTGAGTGGTTGGCTGAGAAGCATGGTTATGTTAAGACACCAATGATTGAGTATGATTTCAGTAAATACTATCCACAGTGCGGAGACCCCTATGCTTATTGGAGAGACTTGAACTACAATCAATTCCAACCAATTGAAGGTAGTGTTGATACTCTTAAATACCTTTCTGAGGATTTTGGTATTGTCTTTATTAGCTCTGTCAAGGGGAATCACAACAAGAGTAAGTATTATTGGTTACAACAGCACTTTCCTTTTATGGAAGGGTATATTGCTACGAAAGAAAAACACTTGATGAATGATTCTGTAGTTGCTATGATTGATGACAGAAACAGTATCCTAGCTAAGTTTAAAGAGACAAAACGTGTGCGATATTCTACTAAATATATACAAGATGTTGAGTGTGATGTTGCAATGTCTTTCAGTAGTTGGGATAGTAAGTTTCTAGTTAAATTTTATGATATGTTGTTTTATTAAGGAGAACTAAATGAAAAAGTTGTATGGTTTGCAAGTATTGAAGGATAAAGAAAGCTATTGGAGTGGGAGTTACCTGTTTTCACACGACATTGATAAACTAAAGAAAGCTGCCGTCCTGCCTAAAGACGTTATTGGCTGGAAGGTCCGGAGTAAGGTTGAACGTAATTGTACAGAGAAGAACACAGTCACATATACAATTAATTACAATCTGGAAGAAATGCCAGAGGAAGAAGGTCCATATTATAAAATTGTTGAAGTAGCATTTATTATTTAAGGAGAATGTGTGAAAGGTTTTGTTGAGATGTATGATCGTGTTATCAACTTCAATCTGAAGGCTGGTGTTAAGGATGAAGTTCCTTTTTCTTTCGAGTGGTGGAAAGCCGTTGAACTTCAGTCTAAACTTCTTGTAGAAGAATCAGAAGAGTGCTATGATGCTGCACGCTATGGAAATAGCGTAGAACTACTTGATGGGTGCATTGACAACCTAGTTATCGCCTTCAAACTAGCTGATATGCTCCACCAAGCAGGGTATGATGTAATGGGAGCATTTGAGACTATCTGTGATAACAATGATGAAAAGATTTTAAATAGCTATTATCAAGCTGTGGAAGAAAAAGAACTACTTGAAGAACGTGACGATGTAGAATACTATATTGAAACAGCTTACGTTATAGGAGTTCCATATTTTACAGTGCGTAGACTAGATGGGAAGATTATGAAGAAGGTGGGGTTTAAAGCTGTAGAGCTTGAACAATATTGTCCTAAACAACCGGAGATGTAATATGATTGAAGCAATTATCCCTAAACGAAGGAAACACCCAGACTGGAGGAAGTGTATCCAAAGTAAGGAAGACTACGATAAGTGGATGGCTTCAGGGATGTATTGGGATTTTGTCTAGAGAGAATAAGAAAGGGGTATATAGTGAGTGATGTTTTTGTAGATATTAAAGACATTAAAAAGGGCCTTTTGTGCAAGAATACGAAAGGGGAAGAGTTTGTTGTGGTTGAGGATTTGAATCACAAAAAGTGCTTAATTGAATTTACAGACAAACACAAGCATGTGAGAGAGGTGCATAAATCAGCTATCAGAAGCGGGAATGTGAAAAACCCTTACAGTATAACTAAGCAAGGTGTTGGATATCTGGGATACGGTGACTACTCTACAGATAAAAATAAAAGAGAGCATTTAATATGGAGTAAGATGTTGGAAAGGTGTTACTATCAAGGACACCCTCACTATGAGAACTATGAAGATGTGATAGTCTGTGAAGATTGGCATAATTTTCAAAACTTTGCTGCATGGTGTGGAACACAGAAAGGTTTTTCTAACAGGCACTTTGAACTGGATAAGGATTTTCTGGTAGAGGGTAATAGGGTGTACGGCCCTGATGTGTGCTGCTTTTTGCCCCAAGTTATAAACAAATTCTTCTTAAAAGGAAGAACTGCCCAGAAAAGAGATAAAAATTTGGCGAAGGGTGTCACTAAGATGGAGTCTGGTAATTATAGGGCGGCTGCGAATGGGAGAAAGTTGGGGACTTTTCCAACTCAAAAACAGGCAGAGATGGCTTATAAAAACTACAAGAAATATAACCTTTGGTTGTTAGCTAATGAGTATAAGGAAGAGTTGGATGAGAATGTCTATGCAAGACTACTAGAACTTTCAACCAGTAGGTGGCAAGATTTTGTGATTGACTGCAAGACCTACCAAGATTTAATATCGACAGGTATGGCTTATGAATGGTATCCATCGTTGCCGTTTTCGTGGGATGAGGCTAAACGAATATTAGAGGAGAATGAAGGTGAGTAAGATACGTGTGTATAATTTGGTGGTTCATTTTAAGGATTCCCCCACTCCAATATATGTGGATGGTGTTCAAAACGTCTTGACCGAGGGAGGTTTATTGAGACTCGTGGCAGAGGGGTCAGAAAGTGTGTGGTGGCCTTTGTGCAACGTGGCACAGATTAAAGAATTGGGCAGGAGTAAAGTGGAGATTATCAATGAAGACAATTAAAGTATTCGGGGCGGGTTGGTGTAGTGGGTGTAAGCAGTTAAAAGATTACCTTGACGTGAGGGGTGTTGAGTATACATACTACGACATCGACACAGAGGAAGGGGGTGAGGAAGCTACTAAGTATACTGTACGTTCTCTGCCTACTACAGTTATTGAGCGAGAAAGGGAAGTCTCTCGTATTCTGGTAGGTGTGCAACAAGGTATGATTGAAAAGGAGGTTGTTAGTGGAGATTAAGGCAAAAGTAATTGCACACAGTAAAAGTAGTGTAAACGGTAAAGAGATTATTACGTTTGAGCTAGAGTTCCCTCGGATTGTTCTGGCTGAGTTCAACACACATAACATGCTCTCTAAAAACTCAAGTTCGTCTCGTGCAATCCCTGTACAGACAATGATCAGTAGTGTTCGTAGTGACCCTGCAATGCCTGTACGCTTTGGTAAGAAGAATAAAGGAATGCAGGATGCAGGAGAACATAATGAACTAATTAAGGGTATGTATACTCCCCAAGAGTGGTGGCGTCTAGCGGCCCTCAGTGCAGCGAACTTTGCAGATGAGTACGATAAAGCAGGATATGCTAAACAAGTCTGTAATCGGCTGGTTGAGTCGTTCCAAATGATGAAAGTAGTAATGACAGCTACAGAGCTTAATAACTTTATTTGGCTTCGTGACCATCCGGCAGCAGACCCTACTATTGAGGCACTAGCCAAGGCTATTAAGAAAGCTAAGGAGAATAGCAGTCCAGTTACATTGAAACCGGGGATGTGGCACGTTCCATACTTTAATGAAGGGTACTGGCGAAGCGAAAATCAAGACGGGCGGCTAGAGGATGCGTTAGCTATTAGTGAGAGCTGTTGCGCTCAGGCGTCCTATCGCACACTAGATGATACTATTGAGAAAGCTAAGCGAGTCAGTGCTAATCTAAACTTGAAGGGAGAGCAACCAGATGATCCAGTCCACGCAAGCCCGTTGGAACACCAAGCTACTCCTATGAAAGAATCAGAGAACGAATGGGGTGTTAGTATTATAAATGAACCAGCTTTCCCTAAATCTTGGGAAAAAGGTATCACACATGTTGATCGTAATGGGAAGTTCTGGAGTGGTAATCTACAAGGGTGGATTCAGCATCGAAAGTTGATCCCTAATAACTATAGGTCGGGTTAATATGAATTTTGAAAAATATGTATACATAGACCCAACTTCCCCTACTGGGTTGCGTTGGAGAGTAGAGGGCGGCAGAGGCGTTAGTAAACATTATGTCAATGACGTCGCAGGAGTTATCCAACAAAATCAATCTTATCGTATATGGTTGGAAGGTAAGTTTTATAAAGTGCATAGAATAATATATGAGGTAGTAAATGGTTGGATTCCTGAAGGGTGTGTCATAGATCATATCGACGGAAACCCTTTTAATAATCATATTGACAATCTCCGAGCGGTTAGTAGGAAAGTGAACTCTCGTAATATGAAGAGAAACAAATTCAATAAGACAGGATATAACGGTGTTTCAATTGACCAAAAAACGGAGAACTATACTTATGCTGTAGCTCAGTGGCGAGATTTATCGGGGAAGCACAAGTCAAAGGCGTTTTCTTTTCTGAAATATGGGGAGGAGCTTGCAATATTTTTAGCAGCAGAGTATAGACAGCAGCAAATTGATTTGCTAAACTTACAAGGAGCTGGCTATACTTGTAATCATGGTGAACAGCGTCAACTAATCCCTAATAACTATAAGGCAGGTTAATAAATATGGCACAAAAAGAAATTAGTTTTCACATTCTAATGCAGTACCCTCCTTTTGCTAAGGCTGTGAAAGAGAATGATAGAGAAACATTTGAAAGTATTCTGTATGAAGCTGGGATTGATACATCCCTCCCTTATGATGTGGAGAGTGTAGAACATCGTCCATATCCAGATAAACCTCTTACATTCAACGGACCTATAGCGATTGGAAACGAAAGACGGGATGAAGCCTATATTGCTTCTGGGTTGGCTAGCTGGGAAGTGAAGAGAGAGTTGATTCGTGATCCTGAACTACGAGCTGATCTAGCTAATATGGGACGTGAAGGTAGTGCTGATAAAGCATTTGATAAGTATGATAGTAAAAATTATAGTAAGGAGTGATTTTGAAAACACGTATTGAAACCCCAAAGGATACGTTTACTGTAGATTATCCTGAAGCAGTGGAGTTTATGAATAAACAACAATCTATCTTCTGGCCTCATTTCGAAGTGAAGGTTGCTAAGGATAAACAAGATATTCTTGTCAATATGACAGAAGCTGAAAGTCATGGTGTAATCGAAACATTACGTTTGTTTGCTAAATATGAAGCTATTATTGGAGATGAGTTTTGGCTTAATTTTGTAATGAAGAAGTTTCCTCGTGCTGGGGATATTCAACCAATGGCTGCATTCTTTGGTGCAACTGAGCTTGGTGTTCACCTCTTTTTCTACAAGACGCTAAATGAAGAGTTAGGTATTGCTACAGATGAGTTTTATGACTCTTATAAAACAGATGAGGAGCTTAACCAGCGAATTGAGTATCTTGAGACTGTCTTGCATCAGGAAGATGACCTTCGTGCTTTGGGTGGATTTACGTTTGGTGAAGGTGCTGTTCTTTATACTAGCTTTGCGTTCCTGAAACATTTTCAGAGTCAAGGGAAAAATAAACTTCTTAATGTTGTAAGTGGAATTAATTTTTCAGCCCGTGATGAGGCTCTCCACTCTGAAGCCGCTGCTTGGTTATTCCGAACACTGAAGCAGGAAAAGATTGGAGCCGGACTGGTTGACGATGTATACTTGCAAGAGTTGGAGAAAGATATTTATGAGGCTGCTGAAACCGTCCTAGAACATGAGCGTATCATTATCAAGAAGATTTTCAGCAAGGGTAAGATTGAAGGTATCACCGAAGTTCAGCTTGAGCACTTTGCGAAGAGCCGTATCAATAAGTGCTTGAGAGAGCTTGGTTATAAGAATAAATGGGAAGTTGATTACAATCCTATCGCAGATTGGTTCTACCGTGGAATAAATGGCTACCAAATGCAAGACTTCTTTAGTAGTCAGGGAAACCAATATCAACGCAACTGGGATTCAAACAGTTTTAAATGGGTAAATAAGGAGGGTCAATGACAAGCGGTGTGTACGACAAACTAAGCGAAGAGCGTAAGAAGTTACAGGCTGAAGGGAATATGCCTGAGTGGTGGAGTACAGGCGGGTGGCAGTTGTTTAAAGAAAAATATCTGTACCAAGCAGTAAATCCGCGAGAGCAGTACCAACGTATTGCTGCTACATTGTCAGCACATACCCCAGACCCGGCTCTGTGGAAAGAAAAGTTTTTTGATATTATGTGGAAAGGATGGCTTAGTCCATCCACTCCCATTTTAGCTAATTGCGGTACTACAAGAGGGCTACCAGTTTCTTGTGCAGGAAGTTATTTCCCAGACAGTATTGACGGTATCTACAAAGCCAAGCATGAGACTGCAATCCTAACTAAGTATGGTTTTGGTACTGCTGGCTATCTTGGTGATATTCGTCCTCGTGGTTCTGCGATCAGTGCTGGTGGTAAATCTACAGGCGTCCTTCCTGTGATCGAAGGTGTACAGAACGATATGGAGTATGTAGTACAAGGAACTGCTAGACGTGGTAGTTGGGCCGGGTATTTGCCAGTGTCTCATGGGGATTTTGATGAAGTATGTAGTTACCTAGAACAACACCCAGATGGAAATAATATTGGATGGAATTGGCACGATAGTGATACAGAAGCTATGCGCTCGGGCGATCCAGAAGCAGTGCGTAAGTATCAGAAACTACTAAAAACTAAGATGGTTACTGGCAAGGGGTATTTCTTCTTCCCAGACAAAGCAAACCGTAAACGTCCACAATGGTATAAGGACCACAACCTAGATATTAAGGCAGCTCAGCTTTGCGATGAAATCACTTTACACAGTAGCAAGGATTATACATATACTTGCGTACTGGCCAGCATGAATGCTCTGCATTTTGATGAGTGGAAAAATACGGATGCTGTTTTTGTTGCAACTGTCTTTCTTGATTGTGTAGCTCAAGAGTTTATTGAGCGTGCTAAAAACATTGCTGGTTTGGAAAAGGCTGTTGCCTTCACTAAGAAGTCTCGCGCTCTTGGATTAGGCGTCTGCGGTCTACACTCGTTGTTCCAAAGTAAGATGGTGACTTTTGAAGGCCTAGAAGCTCACATGCTGAACCGTCAATTGTTCAAACATATTCGTGAAGAGGCCGAGAAGGCAACCAAATGGATTGCAGAGCAATGGGGAGAACCAGAATGGTGTAAAGGTTATGGGCGGGCTAATAGTCACCTTCTTGCAGTGGCTCCAACAAAGTCAACAGCCCTTATTATGGGCGGTGTTAGTGAAGGTATTAACCCAGATACCGCAATGGTGTTCACACAACGGAGTGCTGGTGGTGAGGTAGATCGGGTCAATCCTTTCTTACTAAAACTGATGAAAGAGAAAGGAATCTATAGTCGAGCGCTGATTGAACGTATTCGGGATAACATGGGGAGTATTCAGCAAGAAGACTGCTTCACAGACGAAGAGAAATTGGTATTCCGAACAGCTTTTGAGATTGACCAAATGGCAATCCTACGGCAAGCAGAGGCACGTTCTGACTATCTGGATCAGTGGCAGAGCCTAAATCTGTTTTTCGCTGCCGGGGAAGATGAAGAATACATTTCTCAAGTACATCAATATGCTATTGAAAGTGAGAAGATTCTTGGTCTTTACTACGTCTACTCAAAAGCTGGTGTTCAAGCAAGTAAGGATGACTGTGCTGCTTGTATGTAAGTAAATAATTCCTTGACACACGACAATAACTACACTACACTAGCCCTCACTGACCCTAAAAAGTTGGTGGGGGTATTTTTATTTGCAGAGGAGGAACATTAAATGAAATTCTATCGTAAACAACGTTACACATATTGGTCATGCTCACGCCCTGTATCGTTTATTCGTGAGAAACTATTAGGAATCAAAAAGCCTAAGTATGCCTCTATGGAGGGGTGGAATAAGTATGAAGAAGATTTTAAGAAGTCTTACCCAATCCTTCACTGGATGCTGGAAGAGGCTCCTGACCATCTTCAGAATGTTCTAATGTTCCCTATTGACATTGTACACAGCATTCGTGTATACGTTCGTAATGTAATGGGGAACACTCACGTTCTGGATGGGGGACTGGAGAAAGGACAGTGGTATGACCTCGATCATCGTATCTCTCGTTGTCTGTTTGGAGAGTTAGAGAAGTACATTGAGAAAGAGAAAGGATTGGATCATCTTCTTTGGGAAATGGGTCTTGTATGTGATGAGGGTATGGGATATACTGAAGACCATCCAGAATACGGACAGCCTACACGACAAGCGTTAGCTGCTAAAGAGCAACAACGTATCTATGAGTGGTGGAAGGCTAACAAAGATCGTGATCTCATGGAGGAGAGTGGTTGGAGTACTCTGTGCGACAGTAAAACATTTATGCTTGAAAGATCAGAAGAAGATGTTATAGTGTTGGAGAAGCTCAAGGAACTTGAAGAGAAGTATCAACAGGAAGAGGGTCAGATGCTGATTGCTCTGATTAAGATTCGTAAGAGTTTATGGAATTGAGAGTTTACGGTAATAATCGGCGTAAATTCAATTGTTATTAAACTAAAAAGGAGGTGACATGAAAAACATAATTGCATTTATTATCTATCTGATTATTGGTGGTGCAATCTTTGGTGGTAGTATTGTTCAAGTATCAAAAGACTGTGGACACCCCATCAAAGTAGATGTTGCTGATGTTGGGATTGCTACTCTAACATGGCCTGCACTAATCGTAGCTGGAGTAATTGCCGAAGATCACTTCTACGAAGAAGATAGTTGTGGGTATTGAGGAGGATGGTGTTATGAGCAAAGACACAGGTGGTCCAGCGTTTCCGATTCGGCTTAATCCGGGCGAGCGTTACGAGGGTCACGTAATTACAGATGGTATGACCCTGCGTGATTACTTTGCGGCCAAGGTGATGCAGGCTATTCTATCTGGCCCCGAATGGCAGATTCTCGAAATGAAGTCTATTGCCGCCAACGGCGACGGCGACGTGGATGGAGTTATTGCCCATTTTGCGTACAAGATGGCCGACACCATGCTGATAGAAAGGGGTAAGAATGAGTAACTTACAAGCAGCAGATACGTTTATGGGTATCTTTGGATTTAAACGAGTGGAGGAGGACAGTATGAACGTAGCTGAATTTATTATGAAGATAGAGAGTAATGCCGGAGGACACAAGGAGACAATTGTTCACGGTTTATCTCTACAAGAAGCTCTTGATCTTGTAAAAGAGCTTGACAAGGAATACCCTCAATCTGTATTCTATCTGAAATGGTTTGGAGATGAGAGTGGTAATATTTACGAAGGATGTATGGAAGCAGGTAAGGGAGATCGTCTTATCCTTGCTATTGAAAATTGATGTTTAATTAAACGAAGGAGAACTAAAATATGCTGATGCAAGTAAAAACCAATGGTGCAACTGACCTAATTATCAACATTCCTGTGGAGAAGGTTGAATATGTGCAAGACATGTTGCGTATGTTTGAAACGAACGTAGTGGCAGTACAAAAAGACTATTATGGTGCTAAGGGTGTCAAACTGGACTGTACCATCACTGTCGGGAGTAGCGTTAAGTTTGAGGGTGGAGAACCTTATAATGAACCACCCCGTCCCGACCTAATCATTCATGCAGGGGAGAGCACAGCTATTCTTGAGAAGTATGAAGCTCTGCCAATGGAACAAATGATTAGTGTCAAAGATCAGATGAAGAAGTTACACGAAAAGAACACTAAACTTAGTGAAGAAAACAATTATCTCAAGCAGCGGGTATCTCGTCTAGAAGAAGAGCTGCAAGAACAAGAGGAGAAACAGCAATGAAAATTACGCTATGCGGTAGTGCACGATTTGAAGATTATTTTAAATTCTGGAATGAACAACTCTCATTGTGTGGACATGTGGTGTACAGTCTAAGCGTTTACCCTAGTGATAAACAAAGTGGGAAGGATTGGTACACCGAAGAACAAAAACAAGTGTTGGACCAAGTACATCTTGATAAGATTCGGAACTCTGATGCCATCCTTGTGTTAAACAGACATGCCTATATCGGAGAGTCTACCATGAAAGAAATTGAGTTTGCTCGGAATCTAGGTAAGACTGTGTATGCTCTGGAGAGTTGGGGTAAAGGTTACGGTATTGCTGGCAATCATTACCAAGCTATTCAAAATGAGGCAAAGTTCTTTGATGTGTATGGTAAAGGCTCCCCTATCCCAACAACAAGTCCTGACATGAAAGGAATGTTTGTTGGTGATGAATTGTTTGGGGGAGCAGGAGAGCGACGTTCTGCTGTTTGTCGAGCTAAGGACAAGTTCTATGAAGAACGCTTCCAAATGTTTAAGGAGAAAGAACAATGAAAGTAACACAAGAGGAAAAAGAGTTTAAACCTGTAACAATTGTTTTGGAGAGTCAAGCAGAAGTAGATGCGTTACTTATTTGCCTAAATGTGGATGGTAAAGCATTTAAATCCGCACGTGATGCCCTTGGTAGCACCATCTCTGATGATCGTGAAGAGTCGGCAAAGACTAAACAGTTCTCGATGTGGAGGCTAGTTCAAGCACTGTACAAATAACAGACAAAAAGAAGCCCCGCTCACCTCAATTACGAAGTGGCGGGGCTTTTCTATATCCGAGGAGGAAATATAACAACCATTTCCATTATTATTCGTCTGCTTTATTAGCAGCTTCTTTATTTTATTCTACTCCGCATTCAACGGAACACCATTAGCTGTAGCCGTGTTATTGTTAATAACTCTTGTGTTGCTACGGCTTTCTAGTATGGCTTTCTGTCTCGCCTCAATAACTTCAATACGTCTAGTGATATTCGCTTGATAGCTGTCTTGACTTGCAGCCACTCTATTGATCTTATCTTCTAAGTATGTAAAGTTACTTCTATTTACTCTGTTTATTTCTTGTCCTAATTGCTCAAGAGAGATTTCATAATTAGATAGGTCTGTCCTATATGAATCATTCCTCAACAGCATGGTCATAATTGTAATAGCAAGCAGAAGGAAAGTTAAGTTTACGACAAGGTTAAGCGTTTTCCAAAACACATCACTCTTCCTTCTTTCCGTTTGTTATTTATCTTTTAAATAAAGAGTGAGCATGTTCCTTACATCACTACGAATCCCCTCGACATTCTGGGTCATCCTAGCTTCAAGTTCTTTTAGTTCTTGTTTGGTTACAGATGTTCTATATAGCTCTAACACCTTAACATTAAGCTCTTTAATCTCTTCCTTAGATTCTGTCTTATCTGCCCAATACTGTGCTTGAACACCACCCAACATAAGAACTAACAGCCCGATGGCTAATCGCTCCGTAAGATTGTTGATCCTTTGGTTTGCACTATGACCTGTGCTATCAGCCATCTTCATACACCTCAATTATTTTTGTTTTGTATTGTCTCTGTTTATCAAGGAGGAGTCTATATTGTTTTACACAAGACGTATTCTTAATATACCCTTCAGCCAAGCTCCTTACTGTATCTCCAGCAGGACTAATCTCACATGGGTCAACAAGTAAAGCATCTGGCATTAAATGAAGTTTATTTCGATACTCTATAGTGCTGGTCGAGCATCCTTGTAACAACAGCAGGCAGCTTATCGTCAAGGGAAGCAGTATTGTCTTCATTGGTTGCCTCTGGCTGTACTTGCGGTTCTTGTTTAACGAGTGGTGCTGATTGTGATTCAGTTGAACGTAGTTGCTCTGAATGCAATTCTTCTAGTTGGGAAAGAGCGTCTTCTTCCTCTTGGTCAACTTCTTTCTTCGTCTCTGCATACTCAGCAATAATATCTTCAGAGACAGCACAAGCTAATTCTAGCTTTTCAATCTCTTCATCTTTTTCTTTATTGCTCTGTTGACACAGAGATAACTTCTCTTCTGTAACAGCCACTTTAGAATGGAGCTGATATGTTGCGTATGTTAATCCGAAGTTGGCAGAAAGAGAGATGAGAAATGCAATTAGGATATACTTATTGAACATCCTCATCTTCTCCTTTAAGATCATCAATACCCTGATCCAATACCCTGCCAAGCAAACCAAGAACCCCAAAAATAGCAGCAAGACCAACCAGAAGTGGAATCGTAATGACATTGCTGATTACCCCTAGTACAGATAAACCAGAGACAGAAGCAGCAACAAGAACGTTGGCAATAATAGCCAAGGAGGAATAGGAACGTAGCAGTCTATTCTTCCAGTTCTTTGCGAGCTTTTTCATATTCTGCCACACCCTCCAAACAAAGAGTTCTTTCAGTTTCTCTACGTAAAGTAAGACCCCTGAGTACCTTACCACCAGCTTTATTCCAACGCAGCAACTCATTACAAGCCCCTACCCTGTCACCCTCGTTAAGTTTCCTCAGAAGAGTGGAGCGTCTAAAAGCACCGTCACCTACATTATAGGTAAAGGACAGATATGCAGCCTCTTCTTTTTCTGTGATAGGGATTTTGATATACCTAACCATTTGCTGGTGATGGACTTGGAGCTCTTCTGAAAGGGATTGAAGGCATTCTTCATCCGTCTTGAAATCCCCTTCACTAACCCCTCTAGTCTCACCATAACAAATTGTCCAGATATTTACCGGATCAAGGTACGCGGTATTGCTTTTTCCTTCAAAGTATGAAACAATACCGCCAGACAGTGCAATTGTTGAAGATAAGCCGGCGGCTATTAACCAGCGGTGTATATTTTTGTTACTTTTTAAATTCAAAGGAGCGACCTCTACATGCGTAAGAAAGACACACGAAAAACTGTATCTATAGTAAATTTACCAGACTTCAAGGATAGGGATGGTTTTTATATAAAAACATTCTCCTTTACAGATACCTTATCTGGTGTGAAGCACAATTACTCCACAAGGGCGTTCAGTGTCTGGAGTAAAATTAACTCACGCTGTCTTCAGGGTGGGCACTACCAAACAAAGAGTGCTTCAGTATGCGGGGCTACCAACGCTTTTAAGAGCTTTGACTTCTTTGCGGAGTGGTGCTCAGACCAACCCGGATATCTTTGCAAAGACGCTCCCGGAAGGTATTGGTCTCTAGACAAAGATATTTTAGGGGATGGCGATAAAATATACTCCGAAAATTCTTGCTGTTTTATACCGCAATACCTAAACAAGATAACAGGAACTTCTTCCGCAATAAGAGGTGAGTACCCCTTGGGTGTAAGCAAAGTAGAATCTACAGGAAAGTTCATGTCTTATTGTAAGACGACAGGTAACGGTAAGCGGGAAATTCTTGGGTATTTCACAGAACCTATGATTGCTCACCACGCTTGGCAAGAAGCGAAAATACGAGCACTGAGGTTTGCTATTAGTAGGTACATACAAGAGCCAGAAGTAAACTTAAGGGTTATTGATTCCATTGAGACCGTAATTACCTCCATACAGACGGATATGTTGGTTGGCAGGGAGACTGTGTGTTTATGGAATCAATAACAGGATCAAGGTATACTTCTTGTACTAATCCTTCAGAGGGGTATGTTAAATCATATGCTACATAAGCAGCAGAGGCACTAATACCTGCTGCTGCGAATGCTGCGATTAGTTTGGATTTGATAGATTGCTTTGACATCTGCGAACGCCTCATCATCCACCCGTGACTAGTGGTGTCATTTTAGCATTGCCGCTCGCTCTCATCGAACTAACGCCGAAAATTTCCACTCCCCGGCCGGAGGTACAATTGCGCCACCGGAGACGTTTACAAAACCGATTGTCACAGTGTTTGCGGCAGAAACTCTGACGCTGGCGATTATTAGCCCTGCTGCCAGCCCTGTCGGCGGGTTTGCAGAAACCGTGTCTCGCACCGTAACGCCGGTAACGGTAAAGTTTTGAGAAGACGTAGCGCCAGCAGCGACAGATGCGGGCGTGATGTTAGCCACATAAGCTCTGTCATCGCCACGGTACACGTCAACGGGCGGCAGATCACCAATACCACCTACAACTGTAAAACCTTCCGGCATGACAATATTGTCAATCCATGCGGTTGTATTGTTTCCGATCATGGACGCCGTAGCAAAACCCTTTAGCGCCACAGTAAAAATGCTATTTCGAGACACAGAGCATCTGGACATATCGCATCTGAAAAGGCTGATTCCGGTAGACGTTTCTCTAACTGTGTTGTTGTCCACCACTGAGTTAGTCAGAATTGCGCCCGCTAGGTTCGCAAAGTTCATATTTATGCCGGTGCTTACTCGGGAAACGTCATTGCCGCGAATAACAATTCCTTTTGCCCCGCCAGCTTCTATGCCTAGAGCAATGCCGAATCCGGTAAGTCCTGATCCGTCTGCGGCTGGGACTCTTAGATTGTCAGTGATGGTATTGTTTGTGACTGAAACATCCGAGCCAATAATGTAAATACCGTTGCGTCCATGATTGCGCAAAATAGTATTGCTGGACACGTTTGAATCATAAGCCCACGTTGACGGCTCAGTTTGCCGAACGAAAGCAATCCCATCCCATGTCGAAAGCGACGACGCTCCAGATATAACATCGTTCCCAGTCACAGAGACGCGCAGCCCGTCGCGGACCAAAATCCCCGGATTTGGTGAGTTCTCTGTCACGTTGCCGAATATGCGGGTGCCTACGGCGTGGATTCCCGATTCAATACAGGTATCCGCACAGTTGCGCACGGTGTTGCCCGAAATAATATTCCCGTAGATAAATTCAGCCGTAGGGCTGGAGTCAGGGCTAGCTGTAATAAAAATTCCGTTTTGCCCTGCGGTTCCGTCAACCGTGTTGCCGATGATCTGGTTGTCGTCCGACCCGCCGCCGCCAAAGAAAATGCCATTTGTCCCAGTATTGCGGGTGGTATTGAACATGATTTTGCAGTTACTTGAGCGGTAGGCCATAATACCGCCACCCTTGCCCCCGATCACCGTGCAATTCCGAATTTCTACTCCATCAAAGCCGCCAGTCTCAAACGTGCCGATCCTGATGGAGTCGTTCGCGTTAGTAGACCCGCTTTGCGGCTCTGTTCCGTCAAGTGTAAGCCCGCGCACCGAACAGTTATCCGCAAATACCCGAATATGCTGGATGTTTGTATTTGCAATTTTTTTAAGCGTGACACTACCTTCAAAACGCTGGCCGGCGGTACTCATTAACAAGCCGCCAGTGGCAAACACTCCGTCTCGGGTATCTTTTACATTTAAGCCAGTATCAAGCGCAGCCTGAAATGCTGCCGTGTTGTCTGGGAGCGCAGGATCAGACCCCCACCATGCGGGACTAACCTCGGGCATGCCGCTTACAGACTGCCCAAACTGTCGAACCCACGCCCCGGACGCGCCAGTGGGGTCGAATGATGTGGCAATGTAGATTCCTTGCAGCGTGTCAGCTGAGACCTCTGCGGAAAGGTCCGACGAGTTGAAGAAGAAATGACCAGAGCGACCGCCAAGCGAAAGAGATGCAGACAACTTGCGATTAGTAGGCAGTGCCGCCATCTCAGCAAGGGAATACACGGTTACGGACGAACGCCCCACAATCGCCGCCCCTTTCGCGGGGTTTGTGTCGTCCGCTAGATCATCCCTCAAAGTATCCGTATAAGCGTTAGCTTGAGCACTTACAACATCCAACTCAGCTTGTGTTGCAAGGTCAGCTACATCTTCGAAAGCAGCAGTACCTAGAGAGGATAGAGTAGCTTCGATAGCAGTGAAGCGAGATTCAGCTTGTGCAGGACTGTCAATCTGTACGGCGTTACTCCCATCGTATTGATAATAGTCTCCTGTACCCTTAATCTTAAATACGAAGTATTGAGGACAAGGAGACGAATACCATGTAGTTCCTACAGCAAAATAGAAACGATTATCTGTCGTGAGGAAATAAGATTGCCCATTAATAGCAGCAGGGAGGGAAGCAACAACACCGTCCACCCTACCATCAAACATGAAAGAGAACTTTAGAAGGTTCTCATCCATTCCGGGGTCCCAATTATCAGCCCCATACCCCCACCCGTACTTGGCTTCAATGAATGGAGAAATTTGCTGTACCATATACTACTCCTTACGCTGCATCCGGGGCAACAGGGCGACTTTCTTGGTTTGGGAATCCTTCAGATTCAGGATAAGCTCGGAGAGCCTTGCGGTACTCACGCCATTCAGATACAGAGCCTTTAGCTTTAGGGTCGCTATCTTGTACTTTGTATAGTTCAATATCTGCACGTGATAGTTCTGAGTCACGCCATAGACGCTCTTGAATCTCAGTGGTGTCTGTTTTAGGTTTAGCAGTATGTTGTACTACTTCCTCTGCGCTCATTTCTACAAGAGTGGGAGAACCAAACTTCTTACGATCTTCTTCTGTTTCGTATGCAAAAACAGTGTTGTTTTTATCTTTATAGTATATCATTATCTCAACTCCCTCCAATAATTAAGTCCCGGTGCTACAGTGGCTGAATAAACAGAACCCGCTGGTACAATTGCAGATGATGACAAGAATCCACCACCAGCATCCTGATCTACTGAAATACTGCTGACCACAATGCCGTCTACAGTAATTGACACAGCAGTCTGGTTCAGGGTTGTCGTTGAGGCAACGACAACACAAATAGCTCGTCCAGTTGTGTTGGTGTAATTCACCCCCAGCACTCTTGATCCAGTAACATCCTGCCAAGTCTGCCCCATACCTAATACGTTAGCATTACCCCACTCCTCTGTACGCAGGGGAGTCATCAAAGTAATGTTTGATGTACCTGCCTGTGCTTGTGCAGTGGAAGCTACAGTAGTCTTTGCATCCACTTCCGTTTTAGTATAAACCTGAGTGGTTTGGTATACATCAATGTTACTACGGAATGTAGCAGCGTTAGGAATGTCACTACCATTAGACGCTTTAGCTAGATAGAGATTGTTAGCCTCTGTCTTGGTATAGAAGTCACCAGCAGAAGCGAATGCAATGATCCAGTATGTGTTGGATACATCAGTCTCTGGGTCTTGGTTGGTGTGGGTTTGTACACAACGATAGATAGTGCCGTTTGTAACACCCTGTACATAAGACTTATCTTCTTGATATTCTGTATTACTATCCCAAACAGGAACACCGTGTTGGTTGATATGAGCAATAGCTTGGTCTTGACGACTATCAAGGTAGTTGAAAGTTTGGAGAGGAGGAATCTCAACTCCCCAGCCAGATGCATATTTAGTAGGGCCGGGGTCGAGAGAATCCCCAGCAGAAGCCCAAATCAAACTAAGATCGGAAGGCTTTAAAATCTGTGCCATTTTGTTTCCTCAGATATATTTAAAAATTAAAAAAGAGATGCGAAGTACCCGCCACCTTCCAATGAAAAGTCAGATGCACCATAACCAATACCGTAACCAAGACCATATCCATAGGTGCCGCTTAGATCACCAAACCCAAGAGCACCCGGAACACCTTGGAATCCGAAGTATTGTCCAGCCAAGAAGTAACCAAAGTTAATCCTTACACCCACTGTTTTAGGGATTAGTCGTGATGGATAGCCGGGAGAGTTGGTGATGTAATTCAGTAGGTTTTGTTCAAACAAGCTCAACACCCTACCAAACATGATGGTGTATTCAGCTTGTCCTTCAAAGATTGCAGATTGTTCTGTTCCAAACAAGAAGTTGACAAATGCCAACACTTCTTCAGGGGTAGATGCTGTTTGGTTCTTTAGAATCTTAGCCTTAATGAACAGCCGGTATGTTTCATCATCAAGAAGGACGTTACCAGCTAAAGGTGTTCCAATACTCCAAAACTTACTACCAATCTGAGGATTACCAACAGTACCAAAAGAACCAGCTTTAGGTGCTCCAGCAAAACCAAAGAAGTCAAAGTTGTCTACAGAGATTAGTTCTCTTGATTGCCCTACGATTCTTCCGATGATGTCTAGTTGAGCACCAGCAGCCTCATCAATACTTCTCTTTTGAAGAAGGTCTTTGAACGTGTTTTGAATCTCTGTCTGTTCAGCAATCAGGAGTTGAATGTACCTATCAAAAACATCCTTCTCTTTAAGCTGTTCTGTAACCCTTCCTCTAGCTTCTGTTAAGTAGTCTATACTTTCGTAAGGTACGATAGCCATTGTATCTCCTTATGCTACATTAACAACGATATTCGCTGTCTCAAAGCTAGAAAGTTCATTGAAGTCAATAACCAAATTGCTAGTACCAACAGGGGAAGGGGAAGTACCGATATACAAGCTATCTACTTGGTGACCACCTACTGTATTGATAGGTGTGAACAAACGGCTATAGATAACATCCTTACCAACACCAAAGTTGTTACCTGCATAGTCAATAATGGCAGCTTTAATTTGATCTGCACCATCACCGAGGAAGGATACATCTGATTCAGGATCAATGGAGATGTTCACTTCAACATAGATAGTGACGGGGATAGGACGATCAAAAGAGATATTATGTGCAAACCCTTGACTATTTAGGATAGAAATAGTTGTATTACCTTGACTGAGAATACCAGCAGGTTTGTTCAACCAAATAGCTTCTGCAATCTGTTGACTACTGCCGCCTAGCACTACAGGAAGGAAGCTATGAGCAAGAACACCATTGCTGTCTGTGACGTTTGTATCATTCTCATAGATTGCTACTTCCTCTACACCTTCTACGTTCAGGAGAGCTGAATAGAGACTATCTAGAATGTTACTACTACGATCCAGCTTAGTGCTGCGGAAACGTAGACGCAGTTCTTCATCTGTCTCTCTAAGTCTACCGGGAGAAGCTGCTAAAGGGTTTGTGATACTATCCCAACCGAGAACAGGAGTTACAATAGTGCTGATAGTATTAGCTTCTTGTTCAATAGCACCTGCCTCAACTGCTTGTAGATCACCTACTTTCCGTACTTTGCTAATAGCTAGGTTGTTGGTAACAGAGAATGTACTTGTTTGGAATACATCAGCCCTATTGACAACCAATGTACTACCAACAACAGAAGCAATCAGTAGCGGATGACTGGATGCAATTAGAGATTGTAAACCATTTAGAATCTCTGAGCTTGTAGCATCAGCATCTGAGGTGTATGTAATTACAGAACTACCACCAGAGGTTGTGTATGTCAGAGAATAGTTAGTGTTGTTTGCAACAGATTGAATAGTGAGAGTAACACCAGCACAGGCTGTTGGAGATAAAGCAACACTAGACACCACTTCAAACTGATTATTTGTATTAACGTCAGAGACAACACTACCGGAGCTAATCAGTGTACCTGTGCTACCTGCAAATAACCCTGATACCGTGGAATAGGAATCCCCTTCCCTTTCAATACCAGCATATTGTACTAGGTTATCTAGAGCTACACCAGTGGCACTATTAGGATCAAAAGCTGAATAGAGGAGTTGAGCTACTTCCCACAGGTCAGCATCCCCTGCTGCATCAATTGCAATCAATCGCCCTAGTAGAGAAGATGGGGAAGTATCTACTACATCACCGGGGCTTAAAAGGTCTTGGAAAATAGTGACAGCTCTTTGTCTTTGAGCTGTGAGGAGGTCTTCAAGCCGTGGTAGGTTAAAGCCTTGATCTGTAAGTCCGTAATCTGCCATAATCTACCTTAGTTTACAGGATTGATATTGATTGTTTGTGTTTCCTCTCCATTCACACACTTAACGCGGAATGAAGCTGAATATTGTCTGTTAGCAAACGTGGAGGAGAAGAATGTAATCTCCTTTACACCACGTTCATCTAGAATCTCTTGTTGTAGAATCTGATCTACTGCTGACTTAGTTGGTTTACGTCCGAGAATGCGTTGCCACCAAGGCACTCCGTAGGTTGTATCAAGGAAGTATTCTCCTTCAAAGGTTAGCAATCTAAGTCTTAACCTCTGCCCTACATTCTCTGTAAAAGGTTGGGTAACATCTTCTTTTGTCAGCGGACCATTCTTAAATACAGCATCCCCATAGCTAGGAGAGATGGGGTTTAAATCTAATTTGATATCCATTAAATCTCCTTAGCTAACAGGACCACCAGAATTACCACTACCCGGTGAAACATTGGTGTGATAGTGTGTGTTGTACTCAAGACCATTGAATGTGAAGCTGGCACCATTGCCAGTGAAGGTTCCTTGCCATGTTGTGTTCCCAATAGCAAAGGTTGCTGTATCTGCCGTTAGATCAAAATTAGAACAATCAATCGCTACTTCACCTTGAGCAGTGATAGAGGCATTATTACAATTAACAGATACATTCTGGTTTGTGTTAATCACTATCTCACCAGAAGCCTTCAATCGCACTTCATTCTCTGTACCAGACCCTACATTGTTGAATACAACAACATCTTCGTTGGTGTGAGACCATACATGTTTAGTAGGATTAACTATAGTTACACCGGGGGGTTGAATACCGGGAAAGAAGATGGCATCACTCTTATCAAACTTAGACTGTACTGTTGGTGAACGTGGTCTACCGTTCCCAGCTTTCCAAGACTCAATACTTCTCATAGAGAAGATAGCAGTGCCTGTAGTACCAACTTTGATAGGGAATATTACTCCAGCATCACTACTGATAGGGAAGCTAACAGGAACACCAAGGATAGGTGCTCTTTCACTTACAGTTCCATCTACTAATCTTTGATTGACTGTAGGCTGAATGTCCACGAGAGCAGTGTCACCAGCCTCTCTGACAGCGATAACGATGCAAGGAATAGCGGTGTATAGGTTATCTGTTTGGTAGTTAAAGGAGGCCACTAGAAGCTCTTGTAGAGTGCCTTGTTTATCGCTCATATTAGCCTCTAAAACTTATTAACTTTTGTGATGGCTTCTGCCCGAATATCTGTGTACCAGTTAGTACCTCTGAAGTCTCCATAGTGCCGTAGTGAGGTCACTTTATACCAACCAGAAAGGAGAGTGTCTTCCAACTTAACAATTGAACCACAAACAATATCTGGGTTAAGTAGCATCTTCCATTGAACAGCAGGTTTCTTTGCTTTGTCTCTTGAAGAACGCCTTGAGTCTCCACTTACGCGGTAAGCATTTTCAATCAAACCTGTAAACTTAGACACAACATAGGCTTGTTCAAAGTTCTCTGTATTTGCTCTATCGTTATCATGGACATATAGAACATCATCGTCAATCTGCCACTCTAGACTATACTTCTTAGCCAGTTCATCTAGCATGTGACGTGGAGTACCTTGCAGAGGATAACCATAAAGAATGGGATTGGTTAGATTGGTTCCATTGTATACACCGCGATTAACACCGGGGATAGCTTTACGAATATCTTCCGCTACATCTTGTACTGTCCTGCCCGGAGCAACCAAAGATGACATTAGATTGTGGTTAATCTCTGTGTATGCAGAACCAAGGACAAACTGTGTGACCCTATCTGTACCACTTTTACGTGTGGTAATATCTGCAACCTTACCAGCAAACAACCTCTTAATACCAATATCTCTGTATCCACATTCAAACACAGCAGCAGGATAATCAATATCAACAACTTTCAAATGTTCGTCAGACAAGTTATAAACTTCAATACTTGCAGAGTTTGTCTTGTTAGTATTGTCTGAAGTTTTACTGATATCGAAAGTTACTTGGTGTTGACTAAGATCAAGACCTTGCCCTGTAATAGCATCCCCTACTTGGAATCTGTAAACGCGGTTTACTTGGTAGAGCTTATTAACTTCAACCATTATTCCTCCGCGTTATAAACATAAACCATATAGTAGTATTCATTGATATTTTCTGGGTACAGCTTGTATGGCTCTGGACCTACGTTACCTTTACTTGTAAGTAGGAAGTACCCTGAGAGATTTGGGATAGCGTAGTCTGCAAACATAGGATATTCAGGAACAACAGCAGAGCCAAGAATGATCGGATTACGTTCAGCATCATAGAGAGAGAGTGTGTACAACCCCATCCTCTCAACATACTTAAACTCAAGAATGTAAGAGTTACCCTCTAAAGAAATAGACAAGTCATAATGAGGATACTGGATAATTGGAATATCTACATAAATAACCAATATTATTCTCCTACTGTCCGTAATGGATCAGAGTCCTCAATAGCCTCTTTCTTAGAGTCTGGGTCTGTGTTGTCTGGGTCTTCTGTGTTTCTCTCTGTACTATCGCACATCCCTTGTGAACGCCTTGTACTTGCTCTTGGTCTTAGAGCTTCTTGTACATCCTTGGGAATCTCTTCCAGTCTGAGAGAGGCGAACATCACTTGTTCAAAAGTAATATCACAATACAAGGCATAACCTGTATCAGCTACTTCATTAAACTTAATATTGGTGATAACTAGATTATTCACCACTCTGTTCAGGAATGTCTCTTTATATTCAAAGAGTTTTACCAACTGAATATTACTTTCAACTTGATCTGTCTGCTCATTAAACCTACTACCAGACGTAAGATCAATCAAAGCATCTCTGATCTGGTCAATCAGTTCTTCTCGTGCCTCATCCATTACTACGTTCGGAGTTGAAAATGGAAGAAACTGCCCAATAGAACTTGGAAGGTATTGAGAAAGAATACTATCGTTTGTTGAGTTTACAGATACAGCAGAAGGTGCAGGTCTTGTGTTGACAGGAGTATTCCCTTCCGTGTCTTGGATAAGATAAGACCCTGTAGACACATCCACCCCTGTAATAACAGCAGACAGAGTGAAGACAGGGTTATTCTTAACATAATGATCTACAACAGAAGCACCAGCATCAATAGGATGTTTAGTTACCTGACCACTATAATTTTGGGAGTATGCTGTAATAGCATCAAAGAAGATAAACCCGCCATCCTCTGTGTTATTATCTCCCCATTTTAGGGCTAAAGACATTAGTTCTCTCCTTGACCCCACATGAGGAGTTCTTCGCCAATTAGACTGTTCAGGGCAGGCTTCAAATCTCTTGCAATACCCTCAGCATCAGTAGCTTGTGTTTGGATGATAAGACTATTAGGACCGAAAGTGACTTCTGTGTTATTGCCGTTAGCCATATTCTGCTGATTGTAATAATCTTCCCAGCGCTTAGCCATCCAAGGAACGTCTTTGGAATATCCCGGTCCAACAACAGAAGCAAGACCATATTGCCAAGCAGGTTTAACCATTCTCTCCCATGCTTGACCCGGAGGACTGTTTTGCAAAATCATTCCATAATAGCCAGCAGCCATAGAAGCCAGACTCGGTGTTTCTCCTTGCCCTTGGGCGATTTGTGCAACTTCTGTTGGAGACATACCTGCAAGAGAACCACGTACAGCCCTAAGGGAGTTATTCATCCCTGATATATCACCACTCAACCCTTGGTTCAGTGCCTTAATGGAATAACGCAAAACATTAGTCATGCTTGTGATTACAGCTAAGATTTCATCTCCAAACTCATTGAAAAGTAATTTCCACCCTTCAACAGCAGTTGTTAAGATTCCCTTCAAGTCACTTGTAATATCAGACAAGCCTTCTGTAAATGACTTGAGAAGTTGAACATTCTCTTCTCCTAGAAGATCAGCTACAAGACTATCTCTTCCTTCAAATGCACGTCTGATAGACTGGGGAATTAGGATGATTGCAGATGCTACTTTACTAATTTCATTGAAGGCTTTTGAGATTGCTACAATAGTAGGTTCTGCTTCTTTTAGAGCTACAGTCATTGATCTGAATAACCGGGCGTATCCTTGCTCAAGACCGTTATCAGAGGCTATGATGGAAGAATTGGCCACCATGTTTCTAAATCTATTCTGTTCTGCTTGAGATGCTCTGGACGCAGCAGACAATCCGGGTTGGGCCATCTCCGAAGCAATCTGGGCAGCGATTGTTAGGATATCTCCCTTAACCAAACCTTTCTGCATGGCTTCTTCAAGAGCAGCAATTGCCTGTTGTCCTTGTAAACGGCCTCCTGTTTTCCTCTGCCATGCCTCAGCAAAAATAGACTTTGCACCGGGTAAGCTGTTACCCAACTGCTTTGTCAATTCTTCTGCTTGCAGGGCATTCTTACCTGCGATCTGACCCAAGGCGTTGAACACTAAGTTCTGCCTAGCGTTTGACAACTTGTTTACGCGACCATATTCAGAAAAACCCATGAAGACTTGACGGGCTTCTTCATTTGTTGCACCAGTACCTAGAAGGTTGGAAGTCAGCATATTAAAGTCACTGGAAGCATCCATATAGGAAAAGCCTACACGATCTGCCTGCTCCCGTAACCAATTGAAGTTAGCTTCCCCTTGAGCTGCTGTACCACCATAAGCCTGAGCAACGGCCTGAGTTTGGAGTTGTGCAGAAACAACTTCTTGGTTCATTCTATTAACACGACCTAGCCCATACATAGCTGCACCAGCCACAAAAGCAGGACGCATAGCTCCATAATACAAGCTGGAAGTCATACCAGCTATACCACCAGCACCCAGAGCCGTCCTGTGGTTTACACCACCTATATCTCTTACATTAGCATTTACAGGAATATCACCAACACGTCTTGCGGCCCTCAACATCGAAGCTCTAAGATTTCTTTCGTTTACAGCAAACTTGTTAATCTGAAATACTAACCCTTGACTAATTCTGTCAAAAGCATTACCGAGAGTCATCCGTAACTTACGTTCATCAACATCGAAGTTCTTGAGGTCAATCTTGAGACGCATCCCATTATCAACACCTTTACTAAACCTTTTAAGTCTACGCTCAATCTTTTTCAGGTGAGTATCAACTTTACGAAGCTCTTTCTTATCTACCCTGAAACCAAGACTAGCATAATAATTTGCGATGGCAGGCATGACTAACCCTTATTGTTTTTAGCTTTTTCGTATGCTTGTTCTTTCAAGGCATCGTGGACTTCAATGATTTCTAATATGTCAAACAACTGCTTTACAGATATTGACGTACTAAACAACGGAAGTAGATGCAAACCACCAAGCTCGTGTGTAACCACCCTATAGATTTCCCATCGTTGGGAAAACTTATTTTCAATATCTTTTTCAAGAGGAGATGGGTGTCTTGGCGATGGACTTACTCCTCGTCTCCATCGCTCGTTCCGAAAATGTCGCTAAAGTTGTACTGAAGAATCTCTTGGAATAGATTACGAAGATGACCCAGCTTACGAGCGAACATTACGTCAAAAGTCTTGTCAGAGATAACTTTATTATCTTTTGTCACTGACTTACATACTAAATGTTTCATCACAGACAGATCAACTTTACCTGTATCTAGCTGTTCTTGATATTGTTCAAGAAACTTCAAGCCTTCTGTTGCAGGGAGGGCAGTGAGCATATACACTACACCATCAACCTCAACTTCATCTTGATCGAGAGCAATACTGCTCAAATCAATCTTACTCATATTTACCTCGGATAAAATAGAAAATTAAAAAATGTTACCACCAATAACACCAGCCAAAGCATCTACAATAGTTGTCTCTGCTTTGGTATTGCCGCCAACAACATAACTTCCTGTTGTCTGGCAAAAGATATTCCAATTACGCATTTCAATTCCAGCAGTATTTGTAGCTTCTGGATAGCTTACAATGTAAGCCTCATTACTGTTAAACACACTTGTTCCAGAATTATCTTTCAGCGTAAGTTCTAGTCGTCCTGTTCCTCTTTCTTCATCAAGACGATGAACCTCTGTGAGGAATGAATTACTAGGGGATGTTTGAACAAGACTAACAGTGAGGGTAGCTGATGTATCCCCACTACTCACCCTTGTATGTTTCCCCCTAATCCCCCTAATCACTTTGAATGTCTCTTGTAGACGCGAGATTGTAATACTATCCCACCCTACAATAGTGTATCCACCAATCACCAACTTAACGTCTTGAGGGCTGTATGTAGTGACTTGCATTTGAGCCATTAAATAATCCCCTCAAGAATTGGTAATGAAGCAATAGCAGCATTAGCCAGATCATCTACAAGAGACGATACTTCCTCATTACCACCAAAGTTGATAATTGCTTGGCTGCACTTCAATGTCCAAACATTACCTTCAATGGTCGTACCTTTAACCATGTTTGGTGGGTCTTCAATCCAAGCTGTAGTGCTAAAAAACAAATCACTACCAGATTGATCTTTAATGATAATAGGGAACTTTCCCTTTTGTGTAATCTGATCAATCTTCCACAACTTGTCCATCACTTGATTTGAATTACTAGCAGCAATCAACGTGATCTTTAGAGTATACACAGGACTGTTGTTATACACCCTACTTACAAATCCATCTGATGTGGTGTTTGAAGTGAACGGAGGAACATCTTTACTAATCTCAATAAATGTTCCGTCAACAAAACCGACTAAAGGAATAAACCCAGCAACAACTACATTCACTTCATCAGGAGCGTAATTAAACATTCATATACTCCTTGTAAGAGGGGATTTCTCCCCTCTATTTATTGATTGCTCAGTTTCCAACGGTCGTCTACAGTACCGCCCGCAGCAGTAATAGATGCAACTTCTGCCTCAGAGAGAAGCATGTTACCGCCACCCTCTTCATTGGAGTCAAACATGTGAATCACCCAGTCACGGCTATCAATAGTGTCACCAAAGGCTTTAGTAGCTGGTGCTTGGATGATGGCCGTATTGGTTGATACTTTATGAGTACCAGAGAGGTCTGCCATAGTGCAAGAAAACACCCACTCATTACTTGTAGAGTCTTGGGCATCTGCTGCTTGCAAGGCTTGCAACACATCATTAGAGCTTGATAGTTGACTAAGTGTAATGGTTACAGAGAGAGAAGTGATTTTACGTTTCACGCGACCCTGTGATTTTGCACCGACCCCTTGGTATGCACTTGAGGTTGGAACAAGACGTTCCATTGAAATGAAACTTCCTTCAGAGAACCCAGTGATTCGGTGAGTGAAGTTTTTACCCGGAACAGAGATAACTACTGTGTAGTCGTCTGGACTGTAATTTCCGATAACTGCCATTTTATTCTCCTATTATACTGAAAGGTAAACTTCGATGTCTACTTTACGAACTGCACCAGCAAGACGGGCACGGATAACAAACACACCGGCAGTACGTTGAGCACGAAGATTCTCAGGGATGCTTGAAACAGGAGGAGTAGAAACAGTCCAACCAGTGTCAACAAGACCATTAGACTCTGCTTGAGCCATTACAGAGCGGATTTCATTCTCAATAATCAGAAGACCGGGATCAGTCAGCGGAATCTTGAGTACGTTAATCATGCGGAAATACACAGCTTCTTGCAGTCGTGCTTTCAGCCAGTCTTTACCTACAGCCGTGTCGATTGGCTTACCATCAAACATATCACCATTCTGGAAAATGTTTACACCAGCTTTGGCAATGTAGTAGTTCCAGCTCTTAGCTTTCAGGTTGGTGATTGCAGTGGAGCTTAGTTTGCTAACAGTAACACCATTGGCCCGTTTGAAATCCCAATCATTGCTACCGGGAGTTACGGCTAGTTGACTACCCACCCAAGCAGCTTCTGGATATTCAGTTGCAGCAGTTGGAGAATAAACACCGAATGTACGTGCGGCAGACTTAGCGTTAAGCAGATAACCAATGTCGGTAGTACCAGTGGTGGGAGCTACAGCATCAGCAGAACTCAGACCATAAATCTTCTCACGAGCTTGAATAGCGTCAGAAAGAGCTTCTTGATCAGCAGTGGTTTGAACATCAGAAACAAGGCAATACCAACTGTCATTCTCTTGCTCTACAGCCTCAAGAGCTTCCACCCAAGTCTCAGTGGGAGTGGTATCAACTTTAACTAGGTTACTAGAAACAGTAATACTCCAAGCATCACCGGGAGTAGTAACCTCTACAGTCAGAGAACCAGTATTGTCGGTAACAGTAATACCAGAAACAACACCAATTGCTGTTACAAGACCAGTTGCAATTTCAGCAGCAGTTGCATCAGCATCTGAGGTATAATTGTAATCAACACCGTTCAAGGTAACTGTATATGTTTGGTTGTTAGCTACTGTCGGGGTGATAGTTACTTCATCAACTTGACGACGACCAACAACAATGCTCGGAGGAATAGCCCCGAGAACACCAGCTTGACCAAATAGCTTTTCTGCCATTTTGTACACTGGTGACGTTGAGCTGAAATCTTCACCTACACCAGTGATGCCGGTATAAGTGCGAGTACGCTCAGAGAAATCTGTAAAGGTAGAGAGAATTAGGGGAATTGAGAAAGAGGTTGTGGCGATAGCAGTGGACTGATCATAGATCACCACCTGAACTACGTCATTCAAGTCACTCATGTATACTATCCTATTATTTTATTATGGGGTTACAGCATCAGGAGGTACTGTAAAAACATCCCCCGAATACTCATCTTGAATTATCACTGCTTCAACAACATCTACGAGTTGAGCTGTGTTAATGATATAGCTAAATGTTAAATCTATATTGAAAGAATCTACCCACTGACTATCCCTCTTCTGGGGATTACGTCTTAATGTAGACTTTCTCATCAATCCTAGATTGTTTTGTTGCATTGCTTCTAGAACAAGAGGGTTGTTATTTACAGCGTTAGTGAATAGATGTGAAGCATCTCCAGCATCTGTTCCAAAGAAGCTAATCTGAACCATTACTTCGTAAGCAACACGAATATCAAGTTGTTTTAGTTGGTTTGTTAGTGCAGGTGTGGAGTGATGACCCATCTGTTGCATATCTAGGATGTTAATAGAGGCATAAGATGTTACAGGTTCACTTCCCCCTTGGTGAGAAAAATTCATCAGCATGTTTGGATAGTTGTTATTTGCAACCAAACAAACATTCCTTACAGCCGTCTCAAGGTTGGAATAAATTGTCATTCATTATCCTCAATTCGGAGTAAGAGGGATTCTAGCAGCAGTAGCCTTCCAATGATCCAATGTGCCCATAGAAAACCTGCGAGTGGACATTACACGATAACGCTCACCTTCAAAGATAAACTCATCACTCCCATTCTCACCTTCGTTAAGAGTGCGTATCTCATCAGCAGAATAGAGTTTGTACCACTTACGGGAACGCTCTGATTCAGGGAGCATCATCAACTCATGGTTTTTGAATGGTTGGATGTTTACTTCAATTTGCACCTGTGTTTCACTTCCTTCCACCCACTTACCATCCACCCAACTACCAAGACCAACCCTGTAGATAGTGAGGGGGATTTTCTTAGTTAGGAGAAACTTTGGTTTTAGCATTAATCTTCTCCTACTTTAAATCCGACACTACTAATAAGTTGCCCTGTGCGGTACAACGGATCGTCAAAACCTTTTAGGTCGATAGTGAAATCAGCGTTAGGGGGTGTATCCCACCTCATCATTGTCTCTTGTAAAGTTCTTCTGAAGGCAGAACCAGATTCACGCATTGGTTGGAATACCGACTTCCCTTCTGCAACAGCTTGAACAATCTTCTTAAACTCTTTATCGTTTGATCCAGCTTTAAGCTCTTTCCTAAGCCCTACACGCATGAAAGGACGTGGAGGAGTTTCAGCACCGGGAACAAGACTTCCTTCCCCGTTGTTGTGACCTTCCTCGTTCCATTTAGCTACCTGAGCCATAGGGAGGTTGTCATTCTCAGGACCATACCTGTCAGATTCAAACCAACCCAAGTTCAATTTAGTTTGTTCTTGTTTAAGGAAGTTCTTTTTAAGACGTTCCCACACTCTCTTATCTGATGTGATCATGGTTAGCAACCACAAGATTCAGAGTTAAACGGATCAGAATAAAACAATCCCTTCCCGTCACAAACTTGAATCTTAGATAACGCTGGTCTTACATTGTCAGGTGTGTTGTTATTATCACAAACGTCTTGCCAACTAATCCCAGCAGCGTAAGGCATAAGACCGTTAGGGAGAGTATACGCTGAAGCGTCTTTGATGAAATTATCCAGTGCTTTTAGGTATTGACTTGACAAGTCATTATACACATGAATATCGCCCGTGATTTCACGGGTATTTATTCCTGTGACCTGAAAAGATACTGCAATAGCAGCCATCTTTGCAGCGGCAATAACACTCCCACCATTATGATCCAAGAACCATTGGATTTCTTCGTCTGTTAGATCAACAAGGTCAATAAAAGGACTGCTGGCAGTTAGGCCAATTAGCAACCTAACTTGTTGGATTGGGGTTAAAGCCATAGGGACTCCTTATATTAAGGAAGGGGGAGAACTAATCTCCCCGCCCCTCATTAGCTTTATTAAGCGGTATAACCACGAACCAGAACATCAGGTTTACGGCAGATGTTCAGGAAGTTGGATTCAGACTGAAGCAGAATCTCGGTGTCGGTTTGGTTACGATACTCAAAGACGTATGCTTCCATACCCATAGTATTAGTGAATTCAAAACGGTTGGCTGGACCAAAGTAGGTTTTGAAGATATCAGTAGTACCCATCGGGAAGAAATAAGCATCGTTTGCAGGAATGAAACGAGTACCGTCTGGAGCATAACCACGATATTCTACAAAGCGGATAGCACCACAAACAAACTCACGATCCAGACCGCCAGCACTACCCATCTCACGGCCACCACGACGCAGAGGCTCTTGAGTGGAGACGTAGAACTTGTAAGCGTCTTTAACGGATGCATGGGTGATGAGCTTGCTGAAGAACTCGGGAGAGCACAGGGCAACAACTTCGTTTACAACTTCACCGGACAGGATGTTGTCTTGGATGTGAGCAACAACTTCTTCTACTTTCAGCAGAACTTCAGTGGTAGCAGTATCCAGATCAAAGTCCACTTCTTTACGAGTAACACCAAAATCGGTGTAGAAGTTACCAGCGATAGTACCATTTGGTGCATATACATCACCAGTGGTTAGCAGCTTAACGCGAGCAGTTTCCAGAGTTTGTGCATGAGAGCGACGAATACGCTCCAGCTTGCGAGCACGAACCATGTCCAGAACTTCAGGCTGACCAGTACCAGCACCGCCGTAAGCACTCTTACCTTGAATATCTTCAGGCTTGATAGCGTCATCCAGAGGGAAGTGAGGCAGAGCGTAGGAACGGATCAGGCGGCTGTAGTCAGAGGAGACGTTGTTACGCTCACCACGAGGGCGGTCACCAATCAGACCGATGGTTTGGTTGATCTGTTCAAAAGTTACAGTGTTGGTAGAAACACCTTCGGTAGAGAACAAACCCATACCTTGAATCTTACCGTACTGGTTTGGTACAATCAGAAGCTCTTGAGTCCAATCCGCAATGTTAAAGGGATTAGTAAAATCTCGTACAATTGGCATTCTTATATTTCCTTTAATTAGTCTTATTATCTTAGTTAGTAGTCAGGATGTTAATACCGAGAGCTTCAAGAGCAGCATAAGCAGCAGCTTTCTTGGTGTCGTCATCAAAAGATGCATCGAGAGCAAGAGCGTCTTGACTAACTTCTGCTGGACCTTTGACAAGGCACAGGACTTGAGTGTCAGTGGTGGCAGCTACGCTGTAATCTGCCATAACAACAGCGGCAGGAACTTCACTACCATCAACAGCAGTTTCTACTGAGATTTTGTAGTCAGTGCCATCAAAACCAAGTACAGTACCAACCACATAAGTTTTGGCAGCAGCTTCGTTTACGGTTAGCATTTTACGGCAGTAGCCGGTTTCAGGCCACAGCTCATGCTTGACCAGATTAGAAAGGCGCGCAGTATCAGTCGCGATAATAGTCATTTATTATATCTCCGATATATTATTGTTTTGGTTGGTACTTGGTTTTCAGAAGAGTGGCGGTAGGGTTTTCATCCTTCGGCTCTTCAACTTCCATCTGTTTACTCTTCTGGGTAAATAGATCGGATTCTTCTAGTTTTTCTTCTTTAGCTTTCATGCTTGAAACGATGGTTTCAAAAGCTGCGTCAGAAAGAGAGACGGTTGCTTCAAAGAGAGCAGCTTGTTTTTCTACATCACCTTCAACAGCTTTGATTGCCTCTTTACGAGCATTCACCTTTTGCTCTTCAGCGGATGCTTCAAGGGCTTGTTTCTCTTCTAGTGCTGCTTGCAGTTGCTCTTGTACTTGACTTAGTTCAGCAGACAGGGAGGCTACTTTTTCTACCTGAGCTTGCAGCTCAGCGCCCTGTTCATTGAATTTTGCTTCAAGTTCGGAGTGCTGCGCTTGCAGTTCCTCAAGTTTACTCATTTCTACCTCACTGAGATTATCCTCGGCCTTCATGCCGAATAGATTTGTTTTTGACAACATATTTGTTTCCTTATTGGAAAAGTCTGCTTGATAGTCCATGAACTCCTCGTGGGTCATCAACTTATCAACTAAGCCAAGGGGAACAGAATCTTTAGCCATAAAGACTTTAGCCTCTGTACTCTTAACTTGATCTACAGAAATACCCCTCATCTCTGAGACATAGCCTGTAAATTCTTCATAGAGGGCATCCACTTTAGATTGAATATCTGAAAGGAAGTCCTCTCTAAACTCACCCTCTGCATTGAAAGGAACTTTATTCCCACCAGCATAAACGAAGGTGCGCTCATAGCCTTTTTGTTCCAAGGCTTTAGAATCATTCATCAACCTTACAACAACACCAATACTACCTACTTCAGCATTCGGGTTAGCGATAACCTCATCTGCAATACAAGTAATACCGTAACAAGCGGAAGCGGAGATACCGTCAATGTATGTGAGGATTTTAACACCAGCCTCATTAGCACGTTTACGCATGTACCGACCAGTTTCCATCATCCCATAGGCTTCTCCACCGCCAGAGTCTGCCCAGAGAATGACTGTCTTAGCCCCCATATCAACCATGCTGTTGAATTGCTCAACAACAGATTCATAGGAACACCCACCACACAGAGCTTCCCAGCCTGTCGATTTATATGTAAGTGGACCTTCTACGGAGATAACACCTGCTTTTGTGTCAGGGTTGTAATTTAGGTATTTATCTTCTTTCTTCTTTGACTTTGAATCAATAACCATCTCTCCGACATTACGATCTGAGAGGTAATCAACAATCCCTTGAAAACTTACAGGATCAATGAGATGTGGTGTGTTATTGAGTTTCTTAGTCAGCAGTTTTAATTCATGTGCCATTAAGTGTTCTCACTGTTTCCTGTAGACTGATCCCCACCGCCTGTAGCGTCTCCTGTACCAGATGGCATACCTTCTTCCATACCTTCTCCAGCATTAGACGTAAAGCCTGTGAGCTGTTCTCTTACTTCTTCTAGAGGGATAGTTACATCATCAAAAGGTGTTGGCATGTTAGCTTGTTCAGCAATCCAGTTGACAGTAGCAGCATCTTGAGAAAGCATACCAGCAGCCCCAACACGCTGAATAAACTTAGAGAGCACATCAAGATCGGGGGTTTTAAGATCACCAAACTCAAAATAAGGTGTTACAGATGCATCCCAACCATTTAGCGAAAATAGTTGTGGGATAAGATCATGGTTTAGCTGTTCTCTAATCTCAATCAGCTTAGCTTCAATAGCCATATCGCTGATACCTTGAAGTGACTCTGCTAGACTAAAAGAACCACCACCTTCTTGACCAAGGATAAGCTGTGAAGCCATCAGAGATGTAATAATCTCTTTCTGATAACGTGAAATGATTGCTGTAACATCATACGCCTTACTACCAGCTACACCGAGCAATTCAAACTCAGCAATCATCTCCTTACCATTCTCATCTTTCAATGAGGGAGTGATGACACCACTCTGTTCTCCCATGTGGAGATTACGAAGCATGTTCTGATAATAAGCTAATACTTGCTTATCTTCTTCAGATGCGTTAGGGTCTAGATAGCGAGGGTTAAGTTTAAGATGTTTAAGACCACGAGCATCATTAGCTACACCAGTCCCTTCAAACTTCTCAAGCTCTGTTTTATATTTCCAAGCAACATAACATGAAGCTAGAGGTGAAATCCCTACAGGGTCATCTTTAAGATAACTGTTTCGGAAGTGCAGGAACTTCTCTTTTCTAATCCATTGGTCATCATTGACTTGTAGATATTGAGTACCATCTTTCCCTGTTGGTTTGTTCTTATACTGATACAGACCAATCAGATTGCGACCACTCTCATCCCAATCCCAAGATTCAATGGAGTCTTGTGTAATTAGTGGAAGAGAAGCAATACCAATCAACCCATCGTCGTACTTACTACCTTTAGCTTTTGTACGTTTACGATATACTTTCTCGTGAACAGCAAAGCCGTAACGGTTGAATGTGACACACTGACGAATGAAGTGTCCCCAACTATGGTCCATATCATTCATACATTGACGTAGGAACTCAGCTTTGTCCTTTAACTCATCTTCATACCCTTCTGGGATTTTGACTGTCCAAGGAACTCGGGCAATAGCCATCTCAACAAGAGAAAGGGCTGGGGCAATTGTGGCATCTTGTGCCATCTTTTTATATGTGAAAATCGCTTTAGGCCAACGAAGGTCTGAGTTGCAATTCTCATAAACATTACCAGCGAATACGTTTAGACCATTATAAGAAATTTGACCTAATCGAATACGAGGGATACTTTCATCCCCCTGTGTAAGAGGAGGAGAATTTAATTCTCTTTCTTCTGCCATCTTTACTCCTCTTAATTAAAAGGGTTTGTTGATTTTAATGCGGAATCGGAGGCTTGTAGACCACCCATGAAACTTGGGATATTCCTTACTGACGCACAAGCAGAAAATGCGTCTGCTGAGGCGTCACAGAGGTCGTCATGACGGGTGCCACTACTCCTACTCCCATCATAGGATTCAAGCTCTTTATAAAAGAAGTTTAGATCATTGGAGATACCATTTTCATAGTCGGTCCCACAATTACGTAAGATACTCATGCCGCCGTTCATAACAATAGAAGCGAAAGGTTTGAACCTGTCTTCCTTCTTACCAACAGCCTTAAACTGCCTTACATAAAACCCTTTAGATGACAAATCCTTTGCAATAAAAGAATTGCTATATCTTGTCTGAGGGTCTAGTGGGAGAATAATATCAACCCCACTACCATCTTCCATAGCAGATTCAAGGATAAAGGTCATCCACTCACCCGGAAGAATTCGTGTCCTTCTGATGTCATGAATAAAGTAACTTCCGTCTCTCAACTTACTCATCTTTACAGAAACTGTGTAGTCAGGGTTAGGGTATTGATCTGTTTTCTTTTTAAAAGCAAAGTCAAAAGCTCTAACAGTCTTTACAATCTCAGTCCAAGGGGGTTCTTGATCACACTCTTTAAACCACTCTCTGCGTATCATAGACGCCCCAGATGGCCTTACAAACCAGTTCCCATAAAGATAGCGCTGAACGTCCACATAAGGTTGAGCTTTCAGGTTTGACAGGTATGTGGGGTCTGCTCGCATGAGTGGGACGTTATCCATACAGTTTGCACTGACAAACGTAAAACTACGAATACCAGAGTCTGTACCTGTACCATAAATAGCTTCAAGTTCTTCCCTACTATCGGCCCATACGTATTCACCATTGTCTACGACATAATAACGAAGTTTACCATCCATCTCTTCGTTAGGTGTGCCATCTTCTGTGAGATAAGGTTTGATCCACTCCAAACACTCCCAATCAGGGTCGGGGTTACACGTTAGGACCATCTGTTTCTGGTGCTTTGCTCGGGCAGAGCGCATACGCTTAATTAGGTATTCAACCATTTCCCGGCTGAAGTGTGTTGCTTCCAATTCCGTTCAATTAAACTCGTTAAGTTTAACCAGCAGCCTTACCTGCATCTCTATATCACTATAGAAGTTCAGACCATATCACGAACTTATTAACTAAGTCCCCTCCCATTTCAGTTCACTTGAACTTACGTCTTTCGACTGGTCGTTGCACGTTCCTATTTCTAGGCTTCGCTCAGGATTGTCTCTGTAGATAGAGAGTTCCCCTGAATTAGAGAGGTTATTCAATGTGCATCACTACACAAGGCGACAAATTTTATCGAACAACACGAATGTATAAGCAGCACCTTGATGCTTTAACAAATCTTTAGATGATTCTAGGAAAGAAAACTTAACAGAACCACCAGCAGGGAAGGTGATTTTTAAATCCTTAATATGAATCTTAACACCACCTTTCTTACCCTGCTTTCTTAGCTCATCAGCATTACCATAAATCTTAGTGTAAATTTCACAAGCGTTTTCCCACAAGCCACCTTGGGCTGTAATCTCGCCTGTTGTCTTACGAAAGATGACCCCACGAAAATGGGGGTCATCTGCAAACTTTAATGGGTAAAGCAATGAGATGAAACTTTTGCCGGACAGTAATATTCAGTAAGAGTCGTTAATTCTTACCCGCTATCAAATAGCAGCTCACCATTACTGGGAGATTAGACTATATCATCACAAATAATTGTGCCGTGCGCTTCCACTCACTTGAGTGTACTCCCCGAGAGGATAGTCGTTGCACCTTCCCAAGTATATTGGGCTTGGCTCAGGATCGTCCCGTTAGGATGTTCCCTGAATTCACACGGTTTTAAATGGGCCTCGGCTAACTAACCCATTGCCCCACCAAGGATCGCAGTATCAGCATCTTGACATAACATTAACTGCTGCTTGGACGAGGAAGGTCCGATTACCTCGGGTTCATTCATTCCTTATTCCATCCATAATATTTAAGTTCTGCGTCTTCTCTAGCTTTGACAGCCTCCTCAAAAGACACGTCGTATGCTAAAACAATCCGCTCTTTATAGTAACCTATGATTGCTTGCCAATTACCGTTGCGTAATTGAAAGACACCTGTACGACCTGATGTATTGTTTGTATTCATGCGCCTGTTGTAAGACTGTGTTGTCAGGTCAGCCCAACGACAATTTTCTTTATAGTACCCAAGATTGGGGTTAATCCTATCCAAACTCGTCCCTTCTGGACGCTCACCCATATCTTCTAAGAAGTTTTCAAAGGATTCCAACCAACGATCACAAACAGTAATTCCTCTGTCTTGATAGTAATCCTTTTCTTCGTAAGTAGATAAGTAACACCGTTCCTTCATCTTAGTCCAAGATTTATGTGTTGGTGTACCATACATCCCATGTTTTGTAGAGGATGCTGAAATCTTTTCCCTAAACCAACAACCGCAGCTTGAATGTTCACCAAGGTTGTTCCGGCGAGTTATGTGCTCATTCCCACATTCACAAGTGCATTTCCAGACAGAAACTTGCTGATCTTCTGCAATCCGTTCCCACCGTTCAAACCCAACAACTGTTAGACGACCATAACGCTTACCGTTCAGCTTCTCAGGAATCCACTCACCAGAAGCTACTCTTTCTCTGTGTCTGGCAAGAACCTTTCTCACCTCACAACCACAAGACGTTGTGTGGCCTTCCTTCCTGAGATTACTACCCATTGCGACAAATTCGTTACCGCATTCACAAGAGCACAACCATTTTGACTTACGCTGTCCAGAAGGTTGTACATGCCAACTGTGAAAACTCAGCACTGTGACTTTACCAGACTTAAAACCCGTATAGTCTACAAAACCTCTTGGTTTATTTTCTTCTTGCATAATAAATCACTCCTATAACAAAATTAGAAGGAGTGCCCAGCCTCCGTAGCCGTCATTGACAACTCTATAGGAGGACTTACGGTTCACAAATTAAACAGAGCGTTTCCCAACGTGTCTAATTCATTTTACAGCACTAATCGTACATTGTAAATACTTATGGACGTTCTTCCCAAGCAATAGCAAACCTACCAACGCTTGTACCATCTAAGGATGTAAGAATAAGATAATATGTTCCAGCAGCCAAGAACCTCACTGTATCATCACCACCAGAAACACTAGATCGTTGAGCTGTTGCACCAGACGTTTTAGCTCTGTCGTAATCTACATAAAGAAGAGGGTCTGTAGGAGTGAATGTACCCCCACTGGAAATAGAGACTTGAGACTGATACCTGTCTCCACCATAATCTCTATAAGTAGCACTAATATTCTTTGCGATATGTTGAACAGGGATGGGAGTAAATGTACCACCTTCTGTACCTTGTGTACTACGCCAAGCATAATACTCAATATCACCAGCACTGCAATTCAAGGATTGTTCAAATAGAATGAAATCTACATTAGAGACAAACTTAAATACCAGAGGTGTTCCTGCTGTAACTGAAACTTTCCGTACAGTACGGAACTCCCTAGCTTCAAAGAACCCTGTCTGTCCAACATCAACACGCATACGTCTGAAACCTTGTTCAGAACTTGTATACATATAGTCAGGGAGGTCTATAATAGAATAAGGAGAGACACTAGACGTAGCATCCTGAATCACTACAGGACCAGTATTACCTTTAATCCAATAAGGATTAGCACCACCTTCAATAATCACTGTTTGTCCTGATCTGACAGGATACTCAAACACCTCTGGAGAAGGTTGTACACTGGAGCTGATAATGAATAAAGGGGATGATGTGTTATTAGTAAGGATAAACTCACTACCAACAGGATAACCGGATAGTGTGTTTAGATTTGAATATGATGTATTACTTGGTATGCTGATTATCGACATATCATCCCCTATTAGAAATTATTGTTGGGGTTGGCTATTAAACCTTGGTTGGTTACTAAACCACAATTCTTGCCCCATCGCCACTCTACCATGCGATAAGGCGTGGGAAAGCAAAATCTCTCCCCTCTCCTCTTGCTTCGGAATCTAGGCAAAATTACGAAGACACCAAGCCGTAGCTTGATTCTTTTACATACCTTTTAAAGAACGATATGTTATGTTAGTGCTTTGCTCACCCTCCAAACCTAGATAGACACTAGGAGGCTACGAGACTGCACTAGGCAGTTTCACCAGAATCTCACTGGCTCATCAGTCGTATAAAGTTGTCTATCCTGTGTACCTACTTGCAAAGCGATGGTACAGTATGATCGTACTGAAATAATCTAATTCAATTAAATGTATTGATATGAAAGTCGCAACTTTCGGTTAGCTCCACTCCATCCCTTGACGAAGATAGGTTCCCAAAATAGAGAATCAGCTTAAAGCCTCTCTTCCGCTTTCAATGTTGTGGTGCCAACAATCCGTCCACAAGCAGAAGCCCAATACACCGGATAGCTCTGCTAACTGCTCTTACGGATACCAATAACAAATCTTTAAAGTTTCTTAGCTTTATCGTCTACCAGATAAGGAACAAATCGAGCAGAAGTGATTTCTTCTTCAGAATCTTTTTCTTTCTCTTCTTCTTCCTTCTCCATAGCATCTGCTTTCCAACGCAAACCATTAAGCTCTGCTTCATCTTGAGAAGCTGCTTTAGTCATTGTCACTAAGCTATTAACCACCCACTTAGAGGAAGCCAACATCTCTTTATCAATCGTATCTCCATCTACGCTTTTCTTAATATTCTCCATAGCCTTTGGCTCTAGATCATGTAGCTTTTCTAGTGTCTTGCGTAGCTTGGACCTACGGATACGTTTCTTAGCGGGGTTTTTATTGTCTTTGGCAAATGTGTTGCCTTTTGGAAATACAGGACGTTCAGCCATATTCTTATTCTCTGTTGTAATGCTCTTTCTGCTATGCACTATTGTCTGTAAGACAAGTATCTTCTCAATGCACATGAAAAAGAGCACTGTTTAAAGTGCTCTGCTACAAAATAGAGGGAAGGAGGAGGAACCCCTATCTCGTAGACTTGGGAGGACGTGCAAAGCACGTTAGGAGGAAAAGTTATATAATTTTTCATTCTTATACTAATATTATAACATGAATACTATGCTTTGTAAAGGCTTTTTCGTATAATATTAGTAATTTCTGTTAAATCTTCAAAAGCATATTCTCGGGTATCAATATCATCTCCCGAAAATACAACATCTCGGCAAGTAGAGCAGAGGTCTTCATCTTCATCGGTATCTTCATGTTTCTTGATGAAGAAGTCATCCCCCGTAAGTTTAATGTCACATGCTTTGCATCGTAGTTCCATAAGTGTTTCTCTTTGTTATTATTCTCAGTTAGTAAATACATTATAGCATGACAAATCTTCAAAAGTCAATAGTTTTAGAAACTAATTGTAATTTATTTTGCAATGATTCTGGAAGCTGGTCCAACGTAAGTGCATTATCAAAGTCAAAATCTACCAGAGACTCTAAAAACAATATGCTCCCCACCGTGTAGGGCATTATAATGCTTCTTTTAACGTGTAAGTATTCCCTTTAGACTCATATAATGCGTTTATGCACTTCTCAAAATCCATCACACCCTCCGCATACATTTAACAAAATTATCTGTATATTCACTCACCATCATAGGCTTCACTTGTTTGTGATAGTGCCAGTGACTATAACTCAACAGGCAATCCTTACTCTCTTCTGAATCATACTCACCCTTCAAGATACGTTTAGCAAACAACCATGCTCTAGATTCTTCTGTAAAACGAAGGATAGGATTTTCCATTGCATCACAAGAACTCTGTCCACGATTCTCCATCCGTGTAAAGCTACGGAGATGTGAAAGCTCATGTAAGAACGTCTGTTTGAAGTAGCGATCAAACAAGCTAATATGAATCTCTCGTACTCCTGTATACTCATTGAACACAGCCCATGCACTACCAGCATCCAAATGCAACTTCAGCTTATAACCATACTTCTTACAGATAGTCCTTGCAAACAGATAGTTCTTTATAATGTTCATTACTCCTCCGATAGTTTCTCAAATGTATCTACATATCTCCCATACACCAAATCAAATGCATCGTCAACAGATAGATTATTTGGTTTAGCATAGTGCGCTTTACGCTCCGCAATCACCTCAGATAGCTCCACTACACCATCTTCTAGGTCTTGGAGGTGCTTACCCATATCCTCACTGATTTCAACTCCAGAAAGCCTATTAGAGGCTCTTACAGCATCAATTGATTTCTTGTTCATCCAGTAGTCCTCCACTCATCAATCCAGTCTTTAAAATCTCCATGCGGGTCTAATCCGTGTTCCATAAAATCATAGAACTCTTGATCCAGATAGCCGTGATACGTTCCATCAATAAAGATTACTGTTTCTGGACAGGGATGTTGGTCATCAATTTCAATACGTCTCTGACTAATGCCAAGGAGTTTAGAGATGAAACACTTCTCTTTGATATAATTATTCATTCCCACCTCACCCATGCAACTGATTTGTGCTGCTTACCTTTCTTATCTTTCCAATAGACATATTCAATCAGAGCTTGATTACCAAGACGATCAACAAATATATCCTCCACCATACTCAACACTTGATTCCCATCTTTAGCCCATACAGGTAGAAACGGTTTCATTCAGTAATCCTCCTCACTCCTCATACAGATCATCTATGTTGTTTAGTATAATGTGTTCTAGCTCTGTGTCAAGTACAACATCACTCACTACACTATCATACACCTCAAGCACAAGTGCAGGATTGATATTCCCCCTTGTCAATCTCATCATTCCTTTCAAAAATGCATCTCTTGTTGGAACACACGGTAGTGACATTAGACATTGTTCTATCTGTTGTCTATCTGTTACCAAGAACAGAGGATGCCATAGGTCAAATGGATTGTCATACAGCACTCTGCACTCTTGTATCTGTCCTGTGTATTTCATGTAGTCTCCTATTTCTTATCCACTTTACAAAACGTAGTATCTCCCATTACAAACAACCAAGCTGCTATCATTGCTTCTCGTAGGTCTTCTTCTGCACTACTCTTTACGATAGCTGAGTCGTGGTATGTCAGGATAGTATGACCCTTCTGAATCATAATGTCAACAACCTCCATCATAATCTTACTATCTGTATTCTGTAAGAATACACCTCTATCAGAAAAGAACTGATTGGAGATAAAATCGTTATGTTCTTTCAATGCGTCTAACACAGATTGAGAACTGATCTTACCAAGACCATAGAACTGCTGACTAGCTACAGGGTTATCACTATCATTCCTAATCTTGTTAGACAACCCAGCTACAGCTTGAGCTTTATCTGCACTATTCATACCAATCAAGATAGCCATCTTAGCCAAGTTACGCAGAGGATCATGCTTCTTACCTGTAATGGACTCTTTGTATTTAACAGCTTCCTCATTAACTTCAATAAAAGATAGGTCAGCCCCGTAAGGACTGAAATCATCTCCCATAACATCCTTAACATTAAATCCGTCACAAGTCAACAGAAGCTGATAACAGATGTTAGGGTGTATGGCACTGTAGTCAAGTTCAACAACAGCTTCTCCATCAATTGTCAATCTCTCAGAACGTAATTTCTGTGGTAGCAGTTGCACACCACCTCCTTGAGCATAAATCCTCCCAGCAATATGTATTGAATCCAAGAACACCCTCTTATACTCTACATCTGCAATCGGCTTACCATCAAAAAGGATGTTAGCACCAGACAAACTATCATTATATTTAATCACTTGGTTCCTCACTTCTTTGACACCATTCTTTCCTTTTGTGCTGATCTGATCTCGACTCTCTCTGTTCCTGATCTCTACGCAAGCTGCATCCTCAAGCTCCTTCCATAAGTTAGGAATCTTAACTCCTCCCCACAGACTTATAGTCCTTGCTTTGAATATAATACAAGATGGGATGATTTGTTCAGGCATGCGCTTACCACCTTCCACTTTCCAATGCAAGACAGTACCTTTGTAAATGTCAATATACCCCCTTTCTTCAAGAATCTCTAAAAACCCTTTCACCCCACGAAACCCAATCTTCAGTTTGTTGTTTGTGTATGTATGACCATCTAAGGATATGCGGAATCCTTGTGCTCCCTTTCTCATAGCTCTTGCCATATTGGATACAAACCACTTCACCCCCTTCTCATACTTCCCACCTGTTAGGGATAGGAAATGTTCCGTTATGTGTTTGTAGTATTTAGAGTCATGGTAATAGATATAGCTCTTTACACAACCTAGAGACAGAGTGTGTACGTCTAGGTCATTCATCTTACTCAAATCATAAATCAATAATGTACTCCTGTATATATATGTAGTAATAATGGTAGTAGTAGTAATAGGTAGGTACTGTATTGTCCAACACTTTTAGACCTAAACCCCCGTGGCACTAGGGCTGTAGCCATTTTTTACTACCTTGTATTTGAATTTTACCCTATTTTTGGTTAATTTTTGTACAGGTGTTTTAGTGATAGATTTGACACCTGATTTGCAATAGCCTACCCTAATTTCTGCCAAATGTCAACCCTACACATAAAATAAATGAAAATACTTTCCTCTGAAGGGATTGACAAATCTGAAAAGTGTGGTAGAATATAGGCTAATAAACAGAAAGTTACATGTTGTGTAACATAACGTAGAGAGGAGAACTAAATGAACGTAAAAGAAATGATTGAGTGGTTGCAAACACAAGACCAAGAAGCTATTGTTCAGGTGTACTGTATTGGAAGTGGAGGCATGTACAGTCAGATGGGAGAACCGCGTACTGTTGACTTCCGTACAGACTATAAAGGCAATCAATACGATACGTGTGGTGATCTATGGGATTATACGGACTTTCGTGGTAATCCGTATGTAAAAGAAGATGCTGAACATTACAACAAACGCTATTTGATGCTGGGAGGTGAGCAATGAACGAAGATGAATTGCGGAAGGAGTTTGAGAAATGGGCAAAGACACAACATCATGATGTGAGCAAGCCATTTAGTCGTAGCAAGAATTATGCTTCGGGGTATACCGAGTTCTGCTGGCGAGCATGGAAAGCATCTCGTGAGGCATTGTGTGTGAGTCTACCAAAACCGTTTGGATCAAGTCTGATGTGTAACGACTTCCTGACTTACGAAGAAGTTATAGAGGCTCTAGACAAAGCAGGAGTGAAATATAAATGACTACATATGTCGTATTAGGTGTATTGCTTTATTGCGTGATTGGCTTTATCATTCACCAAGGAATGACGAAAGAATGGAAGGATGATACATCTCCTCCAGAGATTCCTGAACAAGCCATGAAAACAGGATTATTCCTTTGTAGCTTGTTTTGGCCTGTATTTCTAATGTATGTATTTCTATTTGCTGGACGGGAGGACTAAATGAAACAAACAATTATTGAAACAAATATTGTAAAGCTGTTGCTTGAGATGGAAGAACTTATTGAGGATGGCTATCGCCTTATTCCTAATAAATCATATCTCTTTACATATCCACACTACAGCTTGGATATGTTCAAAGAAGAATATGATGTTGTAACCTTGACAGATGAAGATGCTCCTCCTAAAGTAGTAATTGAGGAATATGATAGTATGATGTTTATGTTTGCTGTACAACGTCACATTCTGTCTGGATACTCCTTTGAAATGAATACAATCAATTACAACATTGTTGGAACAAAACGCATTACAATGTTCAAAGAAGATCACGAAGCTAATGTTGTCTACACACGAGAGGAGCTTGAGGCTATGTCCTATGAAGAGATTAAAGCTGCTGCTAAAGTGCGAGATTGTTTCAATCGTGGGAAGAATCAAATGATTACAAACATTCTGAAGCTACAAGGAGATTGGTGATGGGAGTAGATGTTGAGTTTCTAGAGTCTTTTTATGGAAGTGAGGAGGGAGTATAATGGGAAGTCGTGAACGTGTAGTTATGATGGAAGTGGATGGTATGGAAGTGGCTGTACCGCGTAAGAAAAGTCGAGCTGATAAGTTTCCAAAGCAATCTAGTCGTGCAGAGGTTGAGTGCGTTGGTGTAAAAACCTTTCATCCGAGTAAATGGCAAAAAGAATGTCTTGACGTTATTGCTGAACACCGAATCACCTTTGTGGATAGTTCAGCGGGTGTGGGTAAAACTTCAGCGGCCCTGTATTTTGCTTGCCAGCAGTATCTGGCCGATGTAGGCAAGAAGATTGTATTCGTTCGTACCCCAGCGGAGATGGGTAAAGACCGCATCGGTTTTCTTCCGGGTGAAGCTAACACATCTGATAAACTTGGTCCTCACTTTGAGTCTACAAAAGCTCTACTCGTAGATTTTATTGGCAAAGGAAAGATGGAAGCAGACGAAGGTAAACGGATTATCTTTACTATCCCAAATTTTGCACTTGGTAAGACTTATGAAAATTGTATTTATGTGATCGACGAAAGCCAGCTTCTAGAACCTCTTATCCTGAAGCTCCTATTAGAACGGATTGGTCATAACACCACTACGATTGTTCTTGGTTCCAGTGGTCAGCTCTATGCCGATAATGGGCATGGTCGCAATGCGCTTCGAGATGCTCGTAAACGATTCTTTAATGAAGACGGTAGCAAAAAATATGATAATATTGGCTACTATAAGTTCCCTGTTGAAGCATGTATGCGAGATGACGTTGTGATTGATGTAATTAAAGCATATGATAATGAATGAGGTCTATATATGACTAAAGAAATAAATGGTATAAAGGTTGCCTATAATTCTACTGATTGGGCCGGATATGTATCAGGTAGGTTGACTGTTACTGAATTAGTCGGTAGACACCCTACTCGTCGAACTTTGGTATGGTTGGCTAAATGTGAGTGTGGTGCCGAAACAAAGGTGACTTCAGTGGAACTGTCAGCAGGGGATACTAAATCGTGCGGTTGTTTAAAACGAGAATATATGGAGGAGGCTAATGCAAAGTTCAAAGAAAAATACCAGACGCACGGTTGGGCGGGTACACGAGAACAAAAAGCATGGAAACGGATTAAACAACGGTGTCTGAATAAAAATTCAAAAGAGTATCCAACTTACTCAAAAATAGGAATGTCAGATAGTTTTGCTTCTGACTTTATGAACTTCCTAAATGATATAGGAGAAATACCTGATGATTTTGTTGGGAGAGTGTCAGTTGATCGTATAGATAATACAAAAGGTTACATTGAAGGAAATGTAAGGTGGGCGAACGACGAACAGCAGGCTAGAAATAAAGGAAAATATTCTAATAACTCAAGTGGAGTTAATGGGGTTTATAAGCATAGTAATGGGTATTGGGTGGCATCTTGGTATGAGTCTGCCGGGAAACAGAGAAGCCGGTACTTTTCTGTCAAAAAGTATGGAGATGAACTTGCATTCTTTGCTGCTTGTGAACTTAGAGATGTTATGATTGAACGCCTCAACCTAGCCGGGGCAGGTTATACAGAAAATCACGGGAAATAAGGAGAAATAATATGAATGAAGACATGAAACTAATGCCACTGCTGCAACAAAACAAGACATTTACTACGGAGTTTCGTGGTGTTCGTTATGAATATTACCTAACAGGGGAGATTGGTGATCCAGAAGAATATCTGGATTTGTGCAACATTCTCCGAAGTGCGTCAGCGCAGGACGAGGTTGTTATTAGAATCAACAGTCCCGGTGGTCAAGTACGCACTGGTAATATGATCATCAACGCCATTGCAGAGTCAGAAGCAACTGTGGTTGGATTTATTGAGAGTGATTGTGGGAGCATGGCTACATTCATTTTCCTTGCCTGCCATACATGGGGTGTATCAGAGAGTGCTGAATTCTTTGCTCATACAGTAAGTTCTATGTCGTTTGGTAAAGAACATGAGACTTATGAACAAGCCGTATTCATGCGTAAGCAACAGCACAAGTTGATGCGTGATCGGTATTCAAATTTCTTAACTGACACTGAAATTGACAACATCATCAATGGTATGGACGTGTACCTAGATGCTGATCAGATTATGGAACGTCTTGGGAATTTTGCAGAAGCTCGTCAACAAGCTGGTTGTCAGTGTGGTGAATGTGAACCAGATGGGATGGAGGGAGAGATTCAAGAATTTGACTTGTCCACAATGATTGAGGATGCTGTTAGTACAGCAGTGACAAAAGCACTTGACAATCTCCACAAGAAATACGATATTACCCCTAAGCCTAATCCTCGGACACGAGCTAAAGCTAAGAAAGAAACAACAGAAGAAGTAAAAGATAGTTGACAAAGAAAGGGGGTGGGAGTAACATTCTGGTTACGCTCTGCTCCCATCTCTTAAACAGAAGGAGGATTTTATGGAAAAGAAAATTGGTATCGTGTATAGCCCCGGTTATGGTGCTGGTTGGTCTAGCTGGGGGAATGAAGAAATGGCATTAGATCAGACCCTTGCTGTAATGATTGAATCAGGTGCAGATCATGATGAGTTGGAAAGTTACTGTGAAGGTAGGTGGCCTGACGAATACTTAGGTGGTTTAGAAGATTGTCGAGTTTGTTGGGTAGAAGCTGGAACTCTCTTTAAGATCAGAGAGTACGATGGTTATGAAAGCATAGAGTTTAATACTGACGGGTACTGGATTGTTGCTAAATAGGAGGATGCTATGCTTATAGAGGATATTCGTTGTCCTGAATGCGGTGGTAGTGCTACAGATGGTACGCACAAGATGGGGTGTTCTAGTAAATTAATGATGAATGCCTACTGTGATGTTGTAGAATACTTACCAATGATTCCAGATGTTCTGTTGACAAAGCTATCTACATTGATCTATGCTGAACAAACAGAACGTACAATTCTTAGTAAGAGCGAAGAAGTGCTGGATTATAAGGTGGATATTGGAGAAGAGAAATATGACTGAAGGAGAACAAAATGTGTAACCGCTATCAAGGAGAACGTAAGCTAATCTCCAATCGTAAGTTTGATCGTCTGTTCTTGCAACACATGCATTCTTGCTCGGGTGTTGCCACTATCGTAACACATGATGGACTATCAGCTAAACCAAAGAACAGTATTCAAGCTATTCGCATTGGAGAATATTGCTATGCTAAGTTTGTAAACAAGAATGAAGATGGGACATTCTGTCTTCGTTATAAAGTGAATAGCAATGTTGACAAAGTGACATTCATGGAGTATCCTAGTGACTTGTTTAATCAAGTGATGTTTTGAGGAGGTGTTATGAAATATATGGGGTCAAAAGCACGTCACGCAAAAGAGTTGCTACCTATTATCCTTAAAGACCACACTTCGGATATGTGGTATGTAGAGCCTTTTGTTGGTGGTGCTAATATGATTGATAAAGTGTCTCCACAAGTGGCTCCTAAACGTCTTGGCTGTGATGTACATGAGTATCTAATCGCAATGTGGCAGGCTGTAAGTAAAGGGTGGTTGCCAAATAAATTAATTACAGAGGAATACTATACACATATTCGTAATAACAAAGATGAAAATAAAGCTTTGACGGGCTATGTTGGGTTTGCTATGTCATTTGGAGGAAAATGGTTCGGTGGTTATCGACGGGATGTTGCTGGTACAAAAGAAGATCAAAAACTTAAACGTTTTAATGAAGAGGAGCAAAGTCGTAAATCTTATGAGAGTTTAGCAAAACAACAAAAGAATCTTCTTGGAGTGCATTTCCAAAATAAGTCTGTATTTGACATTGATTTTAGTCGTTGCGGAAAGGCTACAATCTATTGTGACCCACCATACCGTGATACAACTAAGTATAAAGACAGCTTTGATCACGACCGTTTCTATGATTGGTGTGAAGATCGTGCAAAAGAGGGGCATAAGGTTTTTATCAGTGAGTATTGGATGCCTGAAGATCGTTTTGAATGTGTATGGAGTAAAGAAGTTAATAATTCTTTGACCAAAAATACAGGTTCAAAGAAAGGTGTTGAGAAACTTTTTGTTGTTAAGGGGGCACAATGAACGAAGAAGAACAAATCTACGAAGAAATGAATGAAATCTTGTCCCACCAAGATTCTTGGTTAGAGATGGAGATGGGGGAGAATCTTTCTCATAACATTAAACAAGAATTGGAGGAGTTGTATGACTAAAGAGGTGAAAACTACAGTAGTAGAATATCAAGACTCTCTAGATGAAGATTTCAAACCACCTTCTAAGTGGCATTATACTAATTCTCTAGGTCAACTTGTGTTCCTTCATGTACGTTCTAGGGAAGCAGCCCAACAATATGTAGATGAGCAACACGGAAAGGGGTTCTTCAAAGTGAAGACACTTTCTATTGATAAATCTGGCAGTAAAGAGTATAGTGCAGTTGGTGTACCCACACGAAGATGCTTCTCACCAAGACTGAAAGGATTGAAATAGGAGGAAGAATAGATGAACATTCTAGATATTAAAATGCGAGTGAATGACGCAGAAGCAGAAACACTGCGAGATTATTTGAAGATGTTGCTTTGGACATTATGGAACGAGGGAGAAGGGTTTTCAGGGAAGCGTCCATTTGGTAATAGTGGTTGGGACTTTGATCTTTATAACGCTCTTGCTGATGCAGGGCTTGTCCAACCAGAGTTTACAAATTACGGGACGGAGGAAGAGCCTGAATACGAATATGAGTTTTCAGCAGCAGATTTTGAGCAAGCTAATGCACTAATCTTTAATGCTATTGAAGAGGTGTTTAAGAAGTAATGGCTAGTCAGGGAGACTTAGACCTCTGTTATCTGACCATAGCAGAGGCTCATGCAAAGCTGTCTTACGCCAAACGTCTTCAGGTGGGGGCAGCTATTCTGACAGAAAACGGAGGATTGTATTGTGGCTTTAATGGGACTCTTCCGGGGTTCCCTAACGTGTGTGAGATTGATGAGCACACAACAGATGAATCTATAACAATCCACGCGGAGCAGAATTGTTTATATAAGATGTTGAAGGAAGGGGTTTCAGCGAAAGGAGCTACAATCTATCTCACACACAGCCCTTGCCAGCAATGCTGTAAGATGTTGATTAGTTCTGGAATCAAACGTGTAGTTTATAAAACAGAGTATAGGCATACTGGCAGTATTGAAATCTTGAGAAAGGCAAACGTAGTGGTGGAGAAGATGGAACAATACAATTATGATACTTTGTAGTAGTAGTAGTAGGTAAATCAGTTAAATTTAAATTGGAGGTATAGTATGAAGACGGTTTGTTATATTGAAACAGACGAAGACGGTAACATTGAGTGGTCAGAGGGTTGTGTAGGGTTTACGCCAGAAGGGTTTTTGTACAGTAAAGAATTAGTTGATCGAGAGGAAGCTGAGAAGATCATTGAGGGTCTGAAGGATAAAATCAACGATATGTCTTGGTCATTATACCCAGACCGAATGGGTCAATAGATTACAATTCTCTATCAGAGCAAGAGACATGATAGAAATATTTAGAGCCTCCTTAGCTTGACAGCTTCGGGGGCTTTTTCTATTATAGGCATGTGTTAAATCAATTGGGGAAAGAAATGGATTGGGATAAATATGAAGAACTTGTAGAGCAGTATGCTCGATGGCTATGTGAACAAGATCACAAAGACCCAGACGACTATTA